ATTTTTTTTTTATTATCAAATGAATAAATTGGTATTCCAGTTTTTTCATCATATCCTAATATATATTTTTTATCAATATAACTTTTATCGTGTTTTTTTATTTCTTTTTTTAATTTTCTTATTCTTAAAAAATTCTTAAATTTATTCATAATAACTCCTAATTTTCATTTTCAAATAATTTAAAATATTTCTCATAAACTGGCTGTAATGCTTTTTTTACATCATCATTATATTCTTGAAACATTTTTTTACCTCTTTTGCTATTTATGTTAATTTTTTTATTACAATTTAAGCAGTCTGTTCCTTCGCAAACTATATTACACCATAAACAATCATTCATATTTTATTCCTCCTTTATTTGATATTGATAAATAGTTTCTTTGTAACTGTCAATTTCTATTTCTTTTAAGGTTATTTCATCTTTCAAATCATCTATTCTACTATCCTGTGCTTTTATTGTTCCTATTGCATTTGCAAAAAAGCCTAGATATACACAAGATAATATAATAATTATATATATTAAAATTTTTATTTGAGTTTTTTCTTTCATATTTTCTCCTTTCTAGTATGCAGGACTTCCAAAATGTTTTGGGTGTATTTTCCATCTTCTAAAAAATGTTCTTGCTATTTCTTCAAAAATATAATTGTTTAAAGATATTCCATCTTCTGTTTCTTTATCTTCAAATTCAACAGAAATCCATTCTACTTTAAATTCCTTATCACAATTACTCATATCATATCCAGCATAATAAAAATCTTTGTAATAATCATGTGGCATTGTCCTTTTATTTGGACTTATATGATAACACATAATCATATTATCTTTTAACAACACATCTATATAAATTTTTTTGTTTTTTCCCAATTAAACCACCTCCAATTAGCCAAAGAACATAATATATGAAGAATTTATATATTCAATCATATCTCCGTTTTTTATTTTTACTACTTCATTTCTTTTTATTTTGTTTTCAAATTGTTTCATATTTTTACAATTTAATACTTCAACATCTTCAAATAAAAACTCCATGGCTTTCAAATATTTTAATTTTAGCATTATCTTTTTAGTTCCTCCAACAATTCTTTTAAAGTTATTATTTTTATTTTTAATTCTTCATTATTGGGAAATTCTTTTTTTAATTTTTCTAGTATTTTTATTTTGTGTTCTATAAAATCTATTGGTATAACTTCTTGCATAGTAATCATAATTGCGTTTTTTTCTCTTTTAATTCCAAATAATACATTTTCATTGCAAGTTCTATTTTTTTTCCATTTCTTAAACCCATTATTATTCTCCTTTCAAAGCTTTTCTTATTCTTGTCATTTCAATTCCGTTCATCATCATTTGAGATTTTAATATTTCAGCTCTCTCTTCTGGAGAAGCATCATATGGGCTTCTATCTTCTCCATCTAAAATTTCTTTTGGGAAAATTCTATTTTTATTTATAAAAGCTCTGTAAAATATAAGTTCTTGTTTTCTAAAATCTTCTAAATAAACTGAAAACATATATCTAAATTCAATTTCTTGTGATTTAGTTAATTTTGTATAACATTTTACTCTTTTTTTCCATCTTCTATATAGAGGTGCATCATCAAAAAATGAAAATAATATTTGAGATGCCAATCTTACTTCTATATCATTTCTTAATTCTAATTCTACTTCGTTTATTTCTTCATTATTTATTTCATCTTCTGAAATGTTATATTTTTTCATTAATTTTTTTAATAATTTATCAGCATTTTCTTTTTCTCCATTAACTCCTCTTTTGGCTAATTCTTGTAATTTTAATAATAATTCTTTTTTGTTATCCATTTTTTACTCCTTTCCATGTGGAACATTACAATCCTAAAGTCAATAAATCAAAATATGTATAATGTCCGTTTTTAAACCAAACTCTTCTTGCTATTTGATTTGCTTCATTTCTTTGATACCCATTACCCATCAATAATTTTACAAATCTTTTTCTTTTTAAATATTTTATTTCACATTCAAGTTCAAAAGTACATTCATTTAATGATTTAGCAAAATCTGACATTGCAATTCCTACCTGTTTTGCTGCATTTGAAAATTTTTCTAACGCTTCTATTGATGCTTGTGTTTCTGATATTTCTGAAGCACCTTTTATCTCTGAATACTCTCCATCTTCATCTTTAAAAAATAAACTTCCTTTAACACTACTCTCTAATGGCATCATTATATTTTATATTCCTTTTTAAATATATCAATATTAAAAATTAAATCATATAAAAATTCTGAATTAGATGGAACTTTAGGATATAGTTTTTTAAAGCTTTCATTTTTCTTGTATGATGAAGTTATTGCGTGTCTTATTGCTCTTTCTACTGCTGATGGAGAAATAGAATTTTCTGCTTTTTTATAAATCCTTTTGTATATAGTAGTAATTTTTGTATGTATTTTTTGTCTTTTTAAAATATCAGTAGCTTCTAAAATATAATGGTATCCTTTTAAATTTGAATAAATTCCCAATTTAAACAATAATAACTTTAATTGAAAATTTTCCTTATCATCTTTTTTATTCTTTTCAATTGTAACATTTTTATCTATACACCTTATAAATTCTGGTGTTTCTACAATTCCTTTTTCGCATGGATATTCACAACCATGACAGTTATCATCAATAAACTTTTTTACTTCTTTTTCCATATTTATCCCCCTTTTTCTAAAATATCATATAATTCAAATATTTTTGTTGCAATTTCACTACATTTTTTCATTATTTCATCATATTGTTTTTGGTTGTCTGTTTGTAATCCATGATGTGTTCTTCCTAATGTTGCATAATATCCGCCTTCCCAATTTATTTCTACATCAGGGCTTAATATTTTTTTAGGTTGATTTCTAGTTCCTCCTACTTCTAATTGATATAATTCACAAAGTATATTCACTAATATTCCTCCTTAAAATCTTCTTTTAAACTATTAATACAATTATCAAACATCTTTATTGCTTCTTCTGGAGTTATTTCTTTATTTATTGTAGTATCTCTTCCTAGATATTTATACCAACTAATTTTAATATCTTTATATTTAAAATTAAATTGTTGTTCTATATCTTCATTCCATTCATAAGCTTGCACTTTAAAAACTTTATTAAAGAATTTATTTCCTGTATTTCCAAATGGACTTTCATATTCTTTTTGATTTTTATTCCACATAATTCTTGATAATTGATTATCTATTTCTTTTAATAAAGCTATAATATAATGAGGACAATCATATTGTTGATTTTGATTTGTATTAAACATTAAATTTCCTAACTCCATATTAATCCTCCTTTCTTATATAATAATCACAACTTGTTAATGTATGTTTAAATTCGCATTGTGATACTAATTCATCTTTTCCAAAATTATTATTTGCTATATGTCTTTTACAAGTAAACTTATATGGGCAGCTAATCGCTACGCAAAATGTCATATCATGTGTCATATTGTTTTCCCCTTTCATTAAATACATTATACTACATTAAAATAAATTTGTCAACACTTTTTTTAAAAAAAATTAATTATTTTCCATAGGTTCATATATTCCTAATTCTTCTTTAGCTTCTGGTAATAATAAAATCTTCTTCATGTACCAAATACCATTTGATTTTATAAATGTTTCTCCATAATTTGTTAATAATAAATTGTTCATATCTAAAGTATTGATTTTTCCTCTACCATTACAATTAAGTTTTATGTATTTATCATAAGCTTCTTTGAATATACTTCTTCTTAATCTTAAACTTGGCATAGTATCATCTTTTACATAACAACATTCTTCTATAAAGTTTAGTAATGTATTGTTTTCTTTTTCATATGCTATTCTTTCTCTTGCTAATTTTTCAGGTTCTATGAAATGATAATTATTATTTACTACTTTTTGCAATTCTTGAATTGCTAATGCTAAAATTGTATTTTTTTCTTTTAACATTTTTTCAAAAAGCATTGGGTCTTGTTTTTCCTTTGGTATTACATTGTTACAAAATACTGGCATAATCCTTTCATATACCCATTTTCCAGTATCTCCTCCAAATCTTGGCAACTTATTACAGTTGAACCATAAAAATCCTTTAAAAAGGAAATTGAAACTGTTTTTGAATTTAAAGTCTATCTCTATTGCATCTCCACCAGTCAATTGCTTAAAAATACTCATATCTTCTATTCTTTGATAGCTCATATCATTACAACCAGCTAGCCTTTTTTGATATAACGATGCCGTTCCGTGTTTATCATTTACTTTTTTTAAATCTATGTTAGATACATTATTATAACCAACCAAGTATTCTGCTAATCTCTTTAATTGGGATTTTCCAGTATTCCCCTGTCCAACTAAAAATAGGGATTTCTTTGTTCTGTACGCATAAACATTTGAAATAGCAACTCCTAAACATTGCATAAGTAATTCAAATGTTTCTATATCATCATCACAAAGTGTCATCATGTAATCAAAGAAAACTGGAGCATCTGCTGGTGCATTTTTTATATCTTCATATTTCGCTGGTATTTGTATTGTTGACAATATATCAGGTGTATGTGGCAATAATTCATTTGTTTTTATGTTATATAATCCATCTTGAAAATTAATAATATCTTCATTATTATTTAAATCTTCGTATTCTACAAAGTTCATTTCTGTTTTTAATTCATAAAGAACTTCGTTTATATCTTTAGAGTACCTTAATTGATACGGTATAAAACTTTTTATAAATCCTTTCATTTCATCATCTGAAATAAATTTATAATATCCATTTGTATAAACATAGATAAGAGGTTGCTCACTAGCAGCACTTTTAACAAAAACATATTTTAGGTTTTTTTTGATAAAATCTGCAAGTTCCATGGGAAGTACCTTATATTTTCTTGAAATTGAACCATCTCTTTTTCTAGTTTCATCACATTTTATCCATTTATTATTTGTTTCGTTGATAAAAAATTCTTTTTCATTAGCTTTTGCTATATATTCCATGGAAAAGCCCTCCTATTCTTTATTGAAATAATAATCTAATTGCTCCTGCATCTCTGGAGTGTTAAAGGCTGTTTTATTCTTCAAATTGATTAAGGACATTGCTAACATTTTTTTACATTTGCAACCATTAAATATTAAACTCAAAAATCTTTGAGTAACACCTAATATGTTTGCCATAGAAGCATAAGTTCTTCCATCTTTTAGTTCTTCTTTTTTGTCATCTTTTATAATATACATTTTACAATACCTCTCTTCCGTTATTTTCCATTTTATTTATTATATCTCTAATATCATCAAAAGTATGACCTCTATTTATATAAGCTACAAATATTCCTAGTAATCCAATTTCTAAATCTATTTCACTACCATAAATTTCTACGATTGCTTTATCGGAATATATATCTTGTTCAAAATGTATTATACAACTTTTATCTTTATATCTTCTTTTAGGTTTTTTATTTTTAGATTTTTTGAAAATCATATTCCTTTTCCTCCATCTTTCAATTCTATTGTTTTTATTCCTTTGGTTTTATCTTTTAGCCTTTCTAATAATTCTAATATTACAATATTAGCATCTATCACTCCTTCATGAACTAAGTTATCAATAATAAGACAAGCACCTATTAATAAATCTCTTTCATTTCCATATGTTTGTAAACTTGGTCCATCTCTATCTTCTCCTTTTACTAATTTAATATAGCATTTTACTTCATCTTCATTAATTTTTTCCTCTTGTTTTAATTCTTCTAAACTTTTCATATTATTCTCCTTATCTTTTCATTATTTTATCTATTAATCACAAAGCCCATCATACATTGATGCTTTTTCTTCTATTTCATTAATATATTTTAAAAATGTATCACAAGCTTTACTATCTAAAGTAACTTTAGTTTTATTTTCTTTATCTATTGCTGCAATTCTAAATAATTCTTTTATATTTTCAATATCTTTTATCATATCTTCACTTAACATTGGATTTATTCCTCCCTAATTTTAGTATATTTGCATAATCTTCTATCTAAATTCATTAGATAATGTAATGCCTCTTCACCATTAAACCAATCATACATATTACTTCTTGAATAATATGGAGTAACAGATATTTCACTTTGATTAAAAACTTTATCTCTAAAAATATGTATTTCATATCGTATTCCATAATTATATTTATCTTTACCATATATATCTTTTCTAAAACTTGTACACTTTTCGTTTTTACTATCTATTTTATAGCCTAGTATTTTTAAAAAAATATTAGGTATTTTATTATTAAGCAATAATGCTTTATATCCCATCTTACTTCTCCTTTATACTTTTAATTCATTTTCTAATTCTAAACACCTTTCAATATAATATTTAAGTCCAAACTTTATGTTGTCAATACTTTCCAACAATGTATTTGCATATTTATTTTCCATCGTGTTCTTCCTCACTTTCTTTTAATAATTCTTGTAAAATATTCTTTTGTTTATGAAGATATATTACTACCTTTTCATTTTCTTCGTATTTTATTTTTTCGCCTATCTCTTTTATCTTGTCTTTTACTTTTTGAATTGGAATATTTTCTAATAAATCAGTTATTCTATTATTTAATTCATAGTTATCTGCTTTTAATTCTTCATTCTCTTTTTGTAATTTTTCTATTAAATTTAATACTATTTTAACTATTTTATAATCAAATTCGTCAAACTTTACTGATATTTTATCGATTGGTTTTGCTTCATATAGTTCAACTGTTCTTTTAAAATCATTTATAGCCTTCTTTTCTTCCTCGTTCATTTATTCCTCACTTCCTTTAATTCATGAATATTATTTTTATATGATATATTTTGTTGTCTTAACAATTCATTCTCTTTTAATACTCTTTTATAATCTGATAAAATAACATCAATATACTTTTTTCTAGTAGTAACGAAATTTTCAATACCTTCTCTTTTAAAAGTTCTCAACAACTCATTCAGTTTTATTTTCTTACCAGTTGATAATTTCTCCAATGCTTCTTCTATGTCTTCGACATTTGTGTCGGTTACCTCTCTATTTTCTTTCACTTAAAACACCTCAATTTCTTCTGCTTTTTCTATACTAACAGTTTCACAAACTTTTAAATTAAAGAATGTAAACTCTTCTGTTTTATAATCTATCTTTAAATCTACTTCACACATTGTTTGTTTCAAACATTCAAATATCCATAAAGGTAATTTGATGTATTTAGGGTAATTATGATACTTTGAAATATAATCATGTATTCTATTATTAACAATACATTGTAGTTCCAAATATTCAATACTATCTTTAGTTGTTCTTTTATTTATTTTTTCTTTCACTATGTATCACTCCTCTCTCAATTAATTTTTTCGCCTATGTAATCAGCATAAACATAACCTTTTCTTCTTACATTTTTGCAAAAAGCATTTATTCCGTCTGTTTCAATTATGTTTAAATAATATTCTATTAATTTTTGAGTTTCTGGATGAAATATTCTTTCTTTTTTACATTTATTATAATATTTTAATGGTTCACTATATGCCTTGTCATAATCCACTTTATGCTTTGAATATACTATTCCAGCTCCTAACCAATCACATATCATCTCAATTACATAATCATACGGAATTTTACAAGGTGTATTTTTATAAGTGCCTATGTTATCAATCCAATATTCCCAATGATGTGGGTTATGTCCTTTATGATGTTGCCATGCTAAACTATATCCTTTTTCTTTCTTTTCTGCATCAATTGGGCTACTCGTTCCTTGAAAGTATTTTGCACTACTACAAAATTCGGTTATTCCGTATTTACTTAAATCATGCAATAATCCTCGTTTAATTTTTCCACATTTAAAACAAAATTTCATAACATAAAATTTGTGCTTCGTTATAGTTCCAAAATGTTTTAAATATTTTTCTAGATTACTCATATCTTATTTACTCCTCTCTCCAATTTTCATCTAACCATTTATCGAAAATTCTGTCTATTGTTCCAATTAACATTCCACTTATAATTAAAAGAATGCTATTATCTGTTAAAAGTACAGTTACAGTTCCTATTGCAAATATCAGTAAAATAAACAAAACGGCTTTTATTGTTTCTTTTTTCCAATTTTCTTTCATATTTTATTTACTCCTTCTACGTTTCTTTCCAAATTTTTGTCTTCTTCTCTCTGCTCTATTTCTTGGTTTTGGATTTTCAGCTTCATATAATGCTTGTAATTTTAATCTTTGTTCTTCAGTTAATTTTATATCTGTGTATTCCATATATCTTATTTACTCCTTTACTAATTTTCTGCCACACATCGGGCAATAATTTATTTGAAAGAACTGACTTGGCTTATATCCATCATTGTCTTGGCCTTCTATTTCAACATATAACATATAGCCAAATGCTTTTTGCCAATCGATTTCTATATATGTTTCTTTATCATTGTCTATATCTAATATTCTCTTATTATTTATTATCTTTTTACAGTATTCACACATATCTATTCTCCTCCTACTTTATAGCAATTAGCCATATAACTTTCTTTTGTTAGTACTGTTTTAATGTCTTCTGCTAAAATAAAGTTTGTATATCTACTATCAACTCTTATTTCTATTGGTTCCCATAAATCTCTTGGCTTATGTATATCTAATACTTCCATTCCATTTACTATATCTTCAACTTCTATCAAATCAATTATATTTTCTGATACTTTCCCTAACAGCAAATGCTCGTTTTTTTCTATTGCAATTCCTGTGTTGCAACCTATATAATAATCTCCTTTGTCTATATATTTTGTTATAAGTCCATTGTATCTTTGATATATGTATTTATTTTTATGCACATTTTCTATTTTTTCTTTTAATTCCTTTTTATTCATTTTTGTCACTCCTTTGGCATTTCATATACTTTATTTTTTACATATGCAAACTTTTCATAAATATTCTCTTCATTACAGTCTAAATATGTGTTTATTATTTCTTGTAATACTTCTTTTGCTCTTTCTTCTGTTTCATATGCTCCTAACATCTCTCCATCTATATAAATCGAATATACTATCTGCTCAATTTGATTTATTTCAACCTCTTCATCTTCTATCCATATGTTTTTTGCAGTTTTAAAATTAAATATTTGTAATTTATCTTGACTTACTATTATCACTTTTTATTCCTCCTTTATTTTAATTGTTCTCTGTTTATTTTTAAAACTTCATTCATTGTCGTTTTTCACTCCTATATTCTCTCTCAATTTATTTGCTAAAATTCTACAACCTATTGCTTTGTTAATATTATTTTCTGCTAATGCTTTTTCTACTTCACTTTCCCAATATTCTATATTCTTTAATGTTTCTTCTTCATTCATTGTTTAGACCTCCTAACTTTCTCCCACACATTGGGCAATATTTATTTGGAATTTGTATATATTGAAGTCCTGTTTTATTTATTATTTCATGCTCTAATCGTTCAACTTCTGTTAATGGTGCTAATATTGGTTTACTATATCTTTCTACTTGCACATAAATTTTAGCATTACAAAATTCACACATCTTTATTTTTCCTTTCTAAAAATTGTTTAAATTCAATATATTCTTTACAGTTACAACAATCATTATTACAATATACATATTCTGGACAACAAATAGGACAAATTGTATAGCCCATTTCATCTGCTAATTCATCTCTCCAATCCATTGTTTAGTCCTCCTCAATAATATCTTTGATAATCATTTTTGCTTTACAAACACTTTCTATTGTCCAATAATTAATAGTATCGCCTATGTGCAAGTATTCTCTTGTATTTATATAAGCACTAGAACCACATTCTAATTCTAAAACTCCATTTTCATATACAATTCCATAAAAAGAGCCTGCTCCATTATGCCCTTTGCAATAAACTATCGTACCATATGGTAATACTGATTTTTCTTTTTTCTTTTTAGCTTTTTTACGGTAGTTTTCAACTATTTCTAATCTTCCTTCTTCAACATATTTCATTTCTATTCCCCTTTCTTTTTTAAGATAATCACATTGTATATATATTTTTAGGAAATGTCAATACATTTTTACAACTTTTTTTCTCTATTTATGTAAATAAATTCTTCAAGTCCTTTGTTTTCAATGAAAAAATAACCGTAAAAAAATTACGGCTAATTAAAATTTTTAAATTTTATTTTTTTCATGTACCATATTCCATTGGATTTTATGAAAGTTTCATTATAATTTTCATATAATACTTTATTGAAAGAATGAATATCTAATGGCTTTATATTATTTTCATTACAATAAGCTACATATCCTTTTCTAAAATTTGTTCTTTTTAATCTGCTTGAAGGCTTTAATCCGTTACGGACAATGCAATAATTTTCAATAAAATCAACAAGAGAATGTTCTAGCATATATTTTATTTTTTCATTACTATCTATATTTTCTCCTAAAATATTAATATTATTAATTTTTTCTTTTAATGTAATTTTAGTTAGCCAATGTCTAGTACCACTTTTTATAATATTTTCTCCATAATTATGAATAAGAATAGAATTTAATTTATTCAAATTCACTTTAATTGGATTATGTACTTCATACTTTAAAAAATCCAAATAAGCCTTAATAAATTCGTTTTTATAAGTTCTCATATTTTTAGGCAATATTTCATTATATACAATACATTTCTTTTCAATAAAATATTTTAATTCATTTATTCCTTCTAATTCAAAACATCTTTCTTTTACTTTTTGTGCTAATTCCCCAATGCAAAAGAAACTTAAAATATTATTTACTGTATTTGAATATACTTTTTCATTATCCAAATAGAATACTACTTTTCCATCAATAACTTTACCTTCTATTCTATTTTTAAACTTTGTTCTATTCAAAACTTTAATAGTATTATTTATTTCTTTTTGTATATGCTCTTCCATTTCTTGCTTTTTTAATTCTTCAATTCTTTTTGCTTCATCAACATCATTTTTTTCAACATTATCTTGATTGATAATATTATTAGTATTTTTGTTTTCTACATATCCTTTCTTAAAATTTTCTAACATTTCTTCTAAAGTTCCCATATTTTTTCAATTCCTTTCTTTTTTTCTTAATTATAACACAAGTGTTGGAACATTGCAATCCCTTTTTACAAAAAGTTGGTAGTTTTTTTTCCCCAAAAATGAGTTTTTTTAGGGAACGATTTTTGCCACCCAGTTGTAAAAATGAGCTGATATTTTTATTTTTTTTATATTTTTTTGGGCTTTTTACCCTTGTTTTTATGTATATGTTGGTAGTATGTATTCCCTAAATACAGGGTATGTTGGAATTGATGTTTCCCTTTAAAGGTTTCTACGAAACTGTTGATATTAAAGTGATAGGGAGATAATTGTTCCGTTAATTTAGAGCAAAATGGCAACTTTTTGCCTTATAATTAATATATATATATATATATTTATACATACTTATTTCTTACTTTTTATTTTTTTATGAAAACTTTTCTATATTATATTACCCTTTTACCCTAAAAAAGATATAAGTATAGAGAGAGTAGGATTTGCTAGAGGGAATAAGGGAAACATTTGGTGCTCCTATGCTGAAAAATAGCCGTTTTTTTATGTTTTTTTATTACCCTCCCAATGATTACATAGGTTGGTATTTTTATTTCCCTACTCTATATACTACATTTTTCTCCATTTTAACCCTACTCCCCCTCCGACTTTTTTGCCTTTTTTTATACTAGTACCCCCATCTCACTAGACTTTTTACTTCTACTTTGATATAATTTGTTTAAAGAGGTGTTATTTTTATGTCAGATTTAAAAATTAAAAAATCAGGTATAGGTGCTATTCAAGATAATAAAATTAAAGATATAAATTTCGCTAAACTTGCTCTTCAACTTAATATTGATATTAGAAAACTTGGTCAAAATGGTAAACCTAAAACTAGAGAAGAACTTGAAACTAGAATTGATGAATATTTTATATTATGTCAATCGTACGGTCTACCTCCTACGGTTGAACGGTTTGGCTCTTTCAACTGATTACGATAGAAGGTCGCTTTACGAAATTGAACAAGGAAATATGAAACTTCCGTTCATGGACACCGTTAAAAAGGCTAAAGATTTTATATGTAATTATGATGCTATTTTGGCACAATCAAATAAACTAAATGCAGCAATTTATTGTTTTAGGTCTAAAAATATGTACGGAATGAAAGATGTGCAAGAAATTAAAGCAACTTCCGACTTTACTACTGACCCACAAAATCCAGAAGAAGTTGTTGCTGCACTTCCAGATGTAGATGAGAAAGACTTTATCGAAATAAAAGATGAGTAATCCTTTAATTGGGCAAAAGACTTTCGACTTTGGAAGGTTAGCGACTTTGGCAGGTTTTCCGACTTTGGCGAGCTAGCGACTTTCGACTTTCAGGGTATTTTTGTCTATGGATAAATCCAATTAAAAAGAAGCGGTCAAAATTTTTCCGCTTCTAGTTTTATTTTATTGGATTTTCTTTAAAAAATATCATTCGATTATTTTCTATTCTTTTTGTAAGCCCTAAAACATCCCTTTTTACTGTATTAGGGCTTATATTATAATATTTTCCCGCTTCTCTGTAACTATTAAAATATTTTCCGTTTTTATCATAACAACCAATGGAATTATAATATTTTTTAATTGTTTTGTGTCTATGTTTACAATTTTCTTTTGCTGTTGACCATTCCAAATTATTTAATTTGTTGTTGCTTCTATCTTTGTCAATATGATTAACTTGTAAATTGTCCATATTTTCAACAGGATTAAAAGTTGATAAAACAAGCCTATGTACTCTAAATTGCTTGGCTATTGCTTTTTTATATTTTTCTTTTTTGTATAAAACAACACTAAAATAATTATAAATATTTTTTTGCGGTTTTAATAGTCCGTTTTTTATATGTCTTATATTGCCTAAATTACTAACTTCATAGTTTGGAAAATCTTTTATAGTTTGCCACATTTCCTCCATTTTTCCACCTCCCAATATATTATATCAAAACATTGCACATATTGCAAGGTTTTGTGCAATGTTTTTAATGTAAAAAAAGAAGCTTTTTAAGCTTCTTTTATTTCATTATGCTTACACAACCGAATTATTATAAGTAATATTAATAAAATAGGCAATGCCAATAATACAACAGGAATAAAAAATAATGTTGCTATAATACCGCCCCAATTAAAAGCAAATCTGTTTTTTGTTTCCGCTTCTGGGCTTGTTTTCAAATTATATAATTCTTGCTGTTTTTGCTCTTGCTGTGCCTTTTTCAATATTGTATTGTATTTTTTGTCAAAATGTTGTTCAAGTTCTTTTTTGCTGGGGATTGTTTCAAGTCCGTTTTTGTCAATTTGTTTTATTGTGTCAAAATATTGTTCCAAAATTTCTTTTTTTCTATCTCTATTATAAAATTCGAATATGTATTCGCTACCAAATTTTTGAAAGTATTGTTCAAATTCTGCTTTCAGATATAATTCTAATTCGTTTTTGTATCTTTTCAAATTCTCTTTTTGTTCTTGCTGCTTTTTCTTTTCTTTTCTCTCTTCCAGTCTTTCGAGTTGTTCAAGTTTCTTTTGTTTTTGCAATTCTTTTGATATTTCGTCAACACTTCTAATCAATCCCATTTTTTACACCTCTTTTTTAATAAAAGCGGCATTTTGTCGCCGCTTATTTTATTTTTTTATACTCCATGCTTTTATATTGTTACAAATATAATTTTTTTGTAAATGATTTATAAGTAATTCGCAAGTAGTAGCAATGTCAAGCTCTAAACCGTTCGTGTCATCATCTAACCAATTCAATATATTTTCATCATTCCAAAATTCTTTATTTTCTAATTCTTCCAATAAATCAACTAATTTTATTATTTTTTCTTTATTCATTTTAACCACCTTTTTAACCTTTCTTCTTTATTTTATTGTTGTAATACAATTGTTCAAAATCCAAATACTTAAGTTTATAAATTGACATTCTAAAATTATAAATAATAATATACAATTTATTTTTTGTAATATTTTTTTTATTTTCTTTTCTGTTTTTCTTTTCATTTGTTCCGCTTCCCTTCTATTCTTCCTCTTCTTCTTCTTCTTCTTCTTCTTCTTCTAATTCTTCCAAAACCTCTTGAAGCACTTGACCTAATAAGTAACATCTAATCGTTACATCACAATACTCTGCTCCTTTTTCTAATGCTTCTCCATAATCTCCGCCGAATTCTTCCAAAGCTTCTTTCAATAAGTCCATATTGTGTGCGATGTTTTTTTCTGCTTGCCATGTGTTAAAAGTGTAAGAACCGCTTGCATTTCCTGTTATACTGTCATTAATAAACATGTTATCGTATAAGGTTTGGAAATCTCTTTCGCTTGTTTCTTTCAAATATTCTTTTACATCTTCTTTTATTGCTTCAAAATAATTATAGTCCATTTTTACCACCTTTTTTAACCTTCCTTTTTTTATTTTTTATTAGAGAATTGCAAGGGCTTTTCTACTTTTCCAATAACACCATATTACTTGCTTTTTTTCTCTTCTCTTTCATTGTCTATATTATACACTAAACTACACTAAAAGTCAAGTGTTTTTTTATATTTTTTTTATTTTTTTCATACTTTTTTTATATGTGCATACTATATAAATTTTGTATAGTACCATATATAAAAAAAATAGTAGTGTATATATTAATAGCATATATTATACAAAACTGCTTCATATAATGCGTTTTACATCAATACAATTATTATTTCATATTTATAAATAGCAATAAAATAATACAATCGTATTATTACAATGTATTGCATAATCATTGTTATACATATATATGCGCTGTATGATACATCAACACAATTAAATTATAATAAAATTATTTGATATATATATCTTATTGCTTAACCTTATATTTTTATTTTTATTATTTTTTATTTTTGGAGCTGATACAAATAAAAATATAATTTGTTTTATTTTTAAAAAATATTTGTTTTAATTGGAAAAACATACTTGCAAAGGTTTTATTTTGTACCCACTCCGCCCCCTATATCCCATCAAGCCACCCGGGTCGCTTGTCATGCTCACTAGTAAATTTCTCAATAAAAGGGGTTGAAAACGGTATCAAAATATGATATAGTAGAAAGCAAGAGTAGGAGGAAAGCAAATGAAAATAAGATGTAAAAAATGTGGAAAAATAATAGATTTAAAAACATGGACAATAATAGAATACTATTTAAAGGGAGGAATAGTAAAGTGTATTAATTGTTTATATGACAACAAAAATATAAGAGAAGAGGAAGGAGAAAAATAATGCAAGAAAAAATGTTATTTGGAGAAAAATTAGACTACATAAAACAAGATGATTTAAGGGAAAAAATAATCCCATATTTAATTGGAAAAGCTATGCTATTAGAAGGATATGCGGATAAAACTCCAGAAGATATATTAGATGAAGCGGTAAAAAATACAGAAACAACACCATTAGAGCAGTCAATCAGAGATACTAATTTTGTTCGTATTTTTGGGGAAAAAGATGTATATGAAAGTATAAAAGAAGCAGGGAAAATGCTTATAGATAAAGCAGATATGGTTTCTAGTGATTTAAAAGGTGTTCTAGGAATTGAAATAATAGTCAATATAGACCCTGCTGCAATTACAGAATTAAGTATAAATAAAAAATATGGAGTATATTTTTCATAGGAGGAAGCATGGATAATTTATTAGTTTTAGAAAACAAAGATGGATTTAGAGCAAATTTAAATTCAGATATAGTAAAAGAAATTTATTTATCTTTAAAAAATAGATACAATGAAAATAAATATTCAAATGATGCAATGTGTGCAATAGCTTGTTTAGGCTTCACATTATTAAAAGATTTTGATTGTATTTTAGAAGAAGAAGCAACTAAAAAGCAAGATATTGAAAGGACTAAAAAAACAATAAAAAAGCTAGATTATTTTTTTGATAATATAAAAAAAACAGACAAAGCATTTGAAGATTTAAAAAGACTAGATGGATTAATAGAATTTTATAATAACCATAAGTGTGAAATTCATGTTTTTCCTATTAATGCTAGTGCAGAAATATTTTTAGGATTTTTAATGCGAATAAGGATAAAAATAAATTCAAGAAAACAATTCAAAGAATGTAATATAACTAAAGAAAAAATAGATATAAATGGTAACAATTTTTATGTTTCTGATATATCAATAAATTGTGTATATGAGGGAGAAATAGAATTAAATTCATATGAAAAATATTCGCAAAATGATATAGATTATTTATCAAAGAGAGGGGTAGAGATATTTTATGGAAAATAAAAAAGAAGATGAAATTCATGATTTATTAAAACAAACAATAGCCAGAAAAGACATAGAAAGACAAATAGCAGACTTATTTTATAAACTATGTCCTCATGTTCCACCACAATTATTAGCAACAACAGTAATGCAAACATTAGATAATTTTAAAAACTTAGAAAAAATGTATATTGGTAGTAGTACAGAAAGAGATACTAGAGATGATGTAGCAGATGCTTTAAGATATGCAGTAGAATGTAGTTTAAATCCAGAATTATTTAAATGTAGTTATCAGCAATCTTTAATCCCTACTAATGAAAATCCAACAGAAATAGCAAAAAGAATAGAAGAAGAAATGAAAAGAAGTTTTGAAACCCATATTCCAAGAATAGATTAGGAGGAAAAATATGAAAGAATTAGAAAATCTTGAAGGATTAACAAAATCCGAATTAATAAAAAAAGTAAAAGAATTAACAGAATTAATCCAAAAGTCAAGTAATGATGTATGTACGATTTCAAAAGAAATAAAAAAAGTTAATGAAGAAAATGAAAGATATAAAAATCAATATGAAAGATATAAAAATCAATATGAAGATATGAAAAATCAAAAAGAAAAGGCAGAAAAAGATTATATATGTTTAGTAGAACAATTAAAACATACAAATAGAAAAACAGATGAAATGAATAAAAGAATTCAAGAATTAGAAGCTGTTTTAACAAATTTTGAACAAAGAAATAAAAATAATCTTGAAAAATATGAAAAATCATGCAAAGAAAATGAAGAATTAAAAAAAGAAATCATCAGAGTTAATGATGAGAAAAACATTTATGAAAGAGGAATAACAAAATTAATTTACACACTTGGCAAAAAATAAAAAATAATATATAATGGTATTGAAAAAAGGAGAGATAAAAATGGAAGAAAACCAAAGTGGACCTTATGGAGTACAAAAAATAAGAAAATTTGAATTTGTAGAAAGAGTTTCGAATATTGAAAACAAAAAACTACCTGAAAGAAGTACAGCTAAAAGTGCTGGATATGATTTTTACAATCCAGAAAAGATTGAAATCCCACCATACAAAATAGGAGATAATCCAACTTTAGTGCCAACAGGAATAAAAGCTTATATGAACGATAGTGAACTCTTGATGTTAGTAAATAGAAGTTCAAATCCTAAAAAGAAAAAATTAGTAATTCCAAATAGTATAGGAATAATAGATGCTGATTATGTAGACAATCCTGATAATGAAGGAGAGATGATGTTCGCTTTTTATAATTTAAGCAATGAAACAGTAGTAATAGAAGCAGGAGAAAAATTAGGTCAAGGAATATTTATGCAATACAATACAGTAATGAATGATAATGCAAGTGGAAAAAGAGTCGGAGGTTGGGGGTCTACACGGTGCTTAAAAAAATAGACTACAAAAATTGGAAAGATATTTCTAAAAATTATAATTTTCCTAAAATATTAGTAAAAAGAGAAAAAGGAAAATTTTGTAGATAAAAAAGCATAAGAATAAATATAAGGAGGCTTTCTATGGAAATAGGCACATTAGTAAAAGTTAATATACCTTATAAATTAGGAGAACGAAGAAAAGGAAAAGAAAAAAGATACAAAGAAGGAAAAATAGTTGCAACATATACTAATTTCGTATTAGTTGAATTTGAAACAAAATATAACGAAAATTATAGAGAATGTTTTAAGATTAGTGAAATAATAATTTAGAGGTGGTATTTATGGATATTTTTTTTAGAACGGAAAAAGCATTAGTTAAAATGAAAGATAAAGTCGAAGTTGAAAGAGGTGGATATTTAACAACCTCATCTTTAAATGGACAAGAAAAATATCCAATAGTTCATTATGATAATGAAAAAAGAGCTCTTGAAATTTTAGATAAAATTGACAATATATTAGATAGAGCAATACAAGAAAATGCAAATACTATATCAATTGCCATTCCTTCTGATAAATGATGAATTACAGTCCAAAGGGGAGGAAACATGGGAAGAAAAATAAATAAAGAAAAAACAGGTTTAACAATTCGATTTAGTGTTAGATTGCCAAGAGAACAGCATCAATGGCTAAAAGAATTGAGCAATAAAAGCAAAGGAACTAAAAATTTTGTAAGCATGAATGATTATATTTCAAAAGCTTTAGAATTATTAAAAGAAGAAATGTAATAAAGGAGATATAATTATGTCTTATGAGATAGAAATAAAAAAAATAAAGCATCATTTGTCTTTTGAAAAAGATTATTATCAAAAAGTAAAGCAATTAGATGCTTTAAGATTTTTTTATAAAGAAAATGAAAAAGATAAAGATAGAATAATATATAATTCAGAGAAAGATGAATTAGAATATTCTAATAGTATCAAAGTTGCAATACAAATAACGCAACTAGTACCTAAAGTATTAAAATTTGTTGATAATCCTAATCAAAAACAAGAAATTGTTACTATTATGAAAAACAATTATTATTATTTAGCAGGTTATTTATTCAGTTACTATGTTATAGCAATTGAGTTTGGAATTCCACCTGAAAAACAATTTTTTGCACCAAGGACATCAGTCCTAGGTCCAATATCAAGAAAGTTAGATAAATTTTATTACAAACCAAAAGCAGTAATGACAATATCAATGCCTCAAGGTACTGGGAAAGAACAACCTTTATCTAGTAACATACTAACACCAACAGGTTGGATTAAAATGGGAGATGTCAAGGTAGGAACAAAAGTAATTGCAGCAGATGGAAGTGTAACCAATGTAACTGGAGTTTATCCTAAAGGAATAAAAGACATATATAGAGTGTCATTTAAAGATGGAACTTATGTAGATTGTGGATTAGAACATTTGTGGGAAGTAAGAACTTGTGAAGATAGAAAAAATAAAAAGAAACCTAGAATAGTTAATACAAAACAAATGTTAGATAATTTTATATTAAGTAAAAATTCTAAAACACCTTATCATAATTATTCAATTAGATTAGTAAAACCAATTCAATTTGAAAGTCAGTTAAATAAAGAAGATATAAAACCATATATAATAGGAGCTTTAATTGGAGATGGAGGACTAAGTAATAGTTGTATAAAATTTACTAGCAGTGATAATGAAATAGTAGAAAGAATATCAAATGAATTATTTGAAGAAGATAAAATATCAAAATATTCTGGAGATAATTATGATTATGGGATATCAGCTAAAGAAACTAAAAGAAATAAAAAAGGCTATTTATTAAAATCAAAAACAATGCTTAAATTAGAAGAATATGGAATGATGGGAAAAAGAGCAGAAGAAAAATCAATTCCTAAAAAATATCTTTATGGTAGCATTGAAGAAAGAATAGAACTTCTAAGAGGAATTATGGATACAGATGGTTATGTATCAAAAAGAGATTGTTTATGTGAATTTGATACTGTATCAGAACAATTATGTGAAGATGTATTAGAATTAATTAGAGGTCTTGGTGGTAAAGCTAGTAAGTCAATAAAACAAGGTCGATATAAAAAGAATGAAAAAATAATATTATGTAAGAAAGTATATAGAATATTTTTTACTATACAAGGAATAAATCCATTTTATTTAAAAAGAAAAGCAGAAAAATTTTCTGAACCTACATTTAATTATCAAAAAATAATAACTAACATAGAAAAAGTAAGACAAGAAGAATGTCAATGTATAATGATAGACCACCCAGAACATTTATATGTAACAGATGGATACACATTAACACATAATACTGAACTTGGAAAAAGATTTATGTCTTTCTGTATTGGTAAAGCTCCTGACTTGCCAAATATGATGGTAAGTTATTCTGCAACAATTGCAAAGGATAAATTCTATCAAGGAGAAATAACATTAATTGAAGATGAAAATGGTAATTTTCAAAAGATTTTTCCTAACTTAAAGAATGTTTTAAAAAGTGCTGAAAATATGACATTAGATTACAGAGATGATGAAAAGAAAAAGCCACATTCAGAATATACATTATATTGTTGTGGATTTGATGGAGGTATAACAGGTAGAACTAGAGCTCATAATGTTCTTTATATAGATGACTTAATAAAAAATATTGAAGAGGCTAGAAACAAAGATGTACTTGATAAGAAGTGGGAAGAATTTACTGGAACTTTAAAAAAGCGTATGCAAGGTAACTGTAAAATGCTTATAATTGGTACTATTTTTAGTATTAATGACCCATTATCAAGAATAATAAAATATTATAAAACTAGAGCACCAAAAAGAATAGAAGTAGTAAGAGTACCACGGATTAAATGAAAATAATCAAACTAATTTTAATTATAAATATGGATTTGCATTAACAACAGAAGCTTTGCTAGAAGATAAAGATTTAATGGACACAGTTAGCTTTGAATGTTTAATTCAACAAAATCCAATTGAAAGATTAGGAATAGTATTTAGTGAAGAAGAATTAACAAAATTTTTAGAAGAACCAGAATATGGATTGGAAAGAAGAATAGCAGCAGTCGATGTCGCTTGGGGTGGTGGAGATAGTTTATCAATGCCAATATGTTCTGAATACGATAATCATGATGTATATTTAACTGATGTCATATTTAGTCAAGCAAAAAAAGAAGAAACTATACCATTAGTAGTAAATGCTATAATCCAATATCAAATAACAGCTTGTCACTTTGAAGCTAACAATGGTGGAGATATGTATGCAGAAAAAGTACAAGAAGAATTAAAGAAATATAATTATAGATGCAATATAACATGGTCTAAAGTTCCTACAACAAAATCTAAATTAGATAGAATTCTAGCTTGTCAAGGTGCTATAAAAGGAGTTCCAGAAAGTGATTATAGGTTATTAATAAAAGAAAGAAAGATAATAAGAAATCATAAAATGTATAATGACTTTTTAGATGAATTAACTAAATTCAATCAATCTGCTAATATGCAAGGAAAACAACACGACGATGCTCCTGATAGTTTAGCAAATTTATTTACAAATATATTAGGTTGTGTAAGAGTTGGAAGAGCAAGAAGTTCAAAAAGCAGAGAAGATTTAGGAATATAAATATATTATTTGAAACATAATTTCAAAAATTATGTTTCTTTTTTATTGACTTTTTAAAAGAGTTTTAATATACTAAATGTGAGGTATTAAAATGAAAACAAATGTCAATTGTCCAATTTGCGGTAAAACATTATGCAAACTAGAAGAAAAAGGCAAACTTGAAAATGTATATCTTTACTGCAAAAGATGTAGAAAAGAAATATTTTTAAAAGAAGTGCCTGTGAGCCGTAAATAGAAATTAAGCCAGAGAGCTATAACTTATTAAAGTTATAGCTTTTTTTGTTGATAGGAAGTGATTTTGTGATTGGCGAAATGTCAGGTAATATTGGTAAAGGTCGAAGAAGAATTTTCGATGATAGAGAAATAAATAAAGATACAATAATTCAAATATTATTTGATGCTTTAAATATTCATAGATTAAATGTTATTGATATGAAATATTTAATTAATTATTATAAAGGGCAACAAGATGTATTAAAAAGAGCAGCACCTTCTACCAGCGAAATAAATAATAGAGTTGTATTGAATTATGCACATTCTAGTGTAAGAGATATAGTTGGATATACATTTGGAAAACCAATTCAAATAATTCCAAGAAAAGCAAAATATAGAAAAGACATAAAACAATTAGCAGATATTTTTGAATATGAAAACTCTAGCACAGTTGATAATGAAACTGCAACTTTTGCAGCAATATGTGGATTAAGCTATCTTTGCACATTGCCATCAAAAGAACTATCTAGCGATTATATGCCAGATATTCCAATATCAATAAATAATTTAGATGTTTTATCAACTTTTGTAATTCAATCATCTAAAATAGGAAACCCAGTAAGATTATCATGTACTTTTTGGACAGATAAAAAATATACATATTTTACTGCTTTCACAGACACACAAATATTCTATATAAAATCGCAAGGTAATGGAACATTAAGCGGAACTAGAAACGAAGTTAGAGAAGATGTTAACTTAATTGGACTAAACCCAATTCAAATGGTTCAGAATAACAATTTCTTAATGGGAGATTTTGAAGTAGCGATAAGTGTATTGAATGCTTTAAACCAAATTGCTTCTGATAGTGTAAATGATGTAGAAAATGTTATAAAAAGTTTATTAGTAATTATAAATTCTGAATTAGATGATAATGTGACATCACAAGCAAAGAAGAATAGAATACTTGAATTATTAGGAGCACCACGGACAAAATGTTGATGCAAAATTCTTATACCAACAAATAGACAGTATGGGAATAAATAATTTAAGAGAATATTTAGAAGAAGCTTACAAAACCATTATAGGAATTCCAGATAGAAAGACAAGAGGTGGAGGCGGTGGAGATACTGGAGATGCCGTAAAATTAAGAGATGGTTGGGCAGACATAGAAATTGTTGCAAGAATAAAAGAAAGTTATTTTAAAATAGCAAAGAAAAAGCAAATTGCGGTTGCTATAAAAATATTACAATTATTAGGAATGGCAAAAATAGACTTTAAAACAATTGATTTAGATGTAAAATTTACTAGAAATAAAAATGATAATTTACAAACTAAAGCACAATCATTTAGTACATTACATGGAACAAAAACATTAGACCCAGCAGATGCTTTAGAAATATGTGATATGACAACAGATGTAGTTGAAGTAATAGATAGAGGTAAAAAATACTGGCAAGATGTAGCAGAACAAAATTTAGAATTACAGAAAAAAACGCAAGAAGTATTACAATCAAATAATAATCAAAATCAAAATCAAAATAAAGCAAAAGAAAATACAGGATATAAAAGCACAACATATAATAACAATATGAATAAAATTAGTGAAAAACATAATAAAAAAGAAGAAAAATAGATATTAACAGCGAAAGCTGAAAATATAAATTGCCAGTTCTACAATGGCTATATTTGTAGATAGACCTTGCCCAGAGAAGGGCTATAATCACGGTTGAAAAGAAAGGAGTACCATTATGGAAGAAATGTTAAAACAGATTATGGGAGATGCTTATAAAGAAGATATGACACAAGAAGAAATCCAAGCATTTTTTAAAAACCAAGTTTTAGGAGATGGAAAATATGTAAACAAAGAAATGGCGGAAGCTGAGAAGAAAAAACTTCAAGATGCTTTAGATGCCAAAAATCTTGAATTACAAAACAAAATGACAGATGATGAAAAGAAAGCAGCTGCTGACCAAGCTTTAAAGGACCAATTAGAAGAATTAAAAAAACAACTTCTTGAGGGAAAAATTAATAATAGTGAATATAAAGCTATGAGTATTACTGCGAAAGCTAGATTAAATACTGGAATAGCAGATGATGATAAAGAATTTGGGAAATTTATAAATTCAATTTCATCAGAAGATGAAGTAAAAACTTCTAAAATTGCTAATTATATTAATGCCCTTGTTGAAAAAGCTTATGAAAAAGGTAAAGCTGATATTACAAAAAATAAACTTGGAGATATGGGAAACTTTAAATCTGGAGATGGCAATGGAGATAATGGCAAAACAGAAGCAGAAGAAAGAGCAGAAAGATTAGCAAAAGCTAATACAAGTATTAAAAAAGAAAATAGTTATTTTAAATAAGGAGGTAATTTAACATGGCAAACATGGTAGTTAAAACAAAATATCCAAAAAATCCAAAACAAATTATGTTAGCAGATAGCCAAATGGTTTCTTTTGGAGTAATCATAGGAAATGAAGGAGTTACAGCTGATAGCAATGGAAAGAAAATATTAAAAGCAGGAACTCCAATCACAGGAGATATTGAAGCAAGAAATACAGCTTTTAAAAAAGCAACTTCAACAACATCTGAAGAACCATCAGCAAAAACTTCTAATGCGGTAGGTATATTATTACATGATGTTGATGTAACAGCTGGAAATGAAAACGGTACAATCGTTTTATTTGGATTTGTTGATTTAGACAAATTAGATGCTGAAACTTTTAAACTAATAACAGCAGAAGTAAAAACTGCACTATCAGGAAAAGTTACATTTTTAACTGGTAGCGGTAAAAAAAGAACTAAATAATAAAGGAGGAAAATAAAAATGGAAGGAAATACTATATTTGATTATTTCACAGCTAAAGCTCTTGCTGCATACTACAATACAACAATAGCTGATAAAAATATGCAACCATTTTTGGGAGATGAATTATTCCCAGCTAGAAAGAAAATGGGATTAGATTTAAAATGGATTAAAGGAGCAAAAGGTTTGTCAACATCTTTAAGTCTTTCTGCTTTTGATGCTAAATCAACTAAAAAAGATAGAATTGGATTTGAAGCAGTACAAACAAAAATGCCATTCTTTAAAAATGATATGCTTATCGATGAAGAATTAAGACAAGAATTATTAATTGCTATTGAAGCAGGAAATGCTGATTATGTTGATACAATTTTAAGAAATATTTTTGATGATACTATTACATTATTAGATGCAGCAGCAGTAACAAGAGAAAGAATGAGAATGCAATTACTTTCTACTGGTACAGTTGTTTTAGCAAATAATGGTCAAGAATATTCTTATGATTATGGTTTGGAAAGCGACCAAAAATACACACCAACAAAATTATGGAGTGACCCAACTTCTAGTCCTTTAGATGACATAACTGCTATGCAAGATGTTATTGAAAACAAAGGATTTGCAAGACCAAGAAGAGCAGTTACTTCAAGAAAAGTATTAAGAATGTTAATGAAAAATACAGGAATAAAAGAAGCAATCTATGTTATGAGTAACGGAAAAGTTACTTTAACAGAAGAGAATGTTAGAAATTATTTCAGAGAAAATGCTAACATTGATATAGCTGTATATGATAAAAGCTATTTAGATGAAAGCGGTAAAGCTCAAAGATATTTACCAGAAGATTTATTTATTATGATACCAGAAGGCGACTTAGGAAATACTTGGTTTGGTACTACACCAGAAGAAGCAGACTTAAGAAGCGGTGCTACTGATGCACAAGTTGTAATTGTTGATACAGGTGTTGCTATCACAACTACAAAAACAACAGACCCTGTTTCAGTAGATACAAAAGTATCACAAGTAGTTTTACCATCATTTGAAGCTGCTGACCAAATAATTATAGGAGATGTAGCCTAGAAAGGAATGAAGTAAATGATTACTATAAAAAAAGGAAATCATACTTTACAAGTTTCTAAAAATACTTATGAAACAATGTTTAAAATAATGGGATATACTATCGTTGATGAAAAAGAAGAAGCTAAAAAAGAAGCTTCTTCTACCAACGATAATATTCAAACATCAGATATTGAAAAAAACACAATTATAGATGCTGATAAAACAAGTCAGGATAAAGAATTAGATGATTTTTTAGACAACATAAGTAATTTGTCAGATGATGATAAAAAAGAGCCTGAATTAAATCCTGATGAAAATAAAGAGGCATCTAATAATAAAAGTAAAGATGATAATAAAAAAAAAGATAATAGTTTAGAAAACATACTTGGTATGTTATCTAATAATATTAAAGATGAAGATAAAAAGAAAAATAATAGGCAATCTAAAAATAAGGAGGAAAAATAAATGATTTATGTAATTAATGGAAAACCTTATGTAAAAGTTGCCAACTATTACAAAGAAGTTTCTGTTGAAAAAAAAGGAAATGAATATTCTGTTAAGCCAGTCGGCGGAAGAGAAACCAGAATTGAAAATCCAAAAAGCAATGAAGTTACAGAAGTTTCAGTTTCAGATTTTTATGATAAAAATAAATTTTCTTCTGGAAAAGGCTCTAGCAAAAGTTTAGAAATGAATATGGACAAAATTATTGATATTGATTAAAAGAGGTGGTGGATATGATGACTTTTGAAGAATATAAAAATACAGAAGAAGCTTCTTCTTTATTAGAAAAATTAAAAAGACAGCTAAAAAATAGAGGGTTTGATATTTCTAATTTAAATGATAATGATTTATATGATGAAATAGAGAATGCTATTGAAGCTGTTAATGACAGAAGGCATTTCATATCAACTGACCAAAAATTATTTGAAGATAAATATAGAGGAATTGTTGTTAGACTTGCTATATGTTCTTTTGCAAAAATGGGTGCAGAGGGTCAACTCGCACATTCAGAAAATGGAGTTTCTAGGACTTATGCTGGAGCTTCTGAATTTCCTAATGATATTTTAAAAGAAATTGTACCATTAGGGAGGATTAGAGAACTATGATTTGTATGAAAAGAAACAAAAGACCTTTTTACTTGTGTAAAAAAATTCCTAATACAACTAAATTTGATAAGCCAATTCCATGTAATCTTAATTATCAACCAACTAATAGTGTTGGAGAAAGATTAACTTTAGGCGAAGATTATTCTATGTATTTAAAAATAAAATGCACACCAAAAGAAGCATCTTTATTTAAAAATGGAGATAAGTGCTATATATATGTTTTACCACCAAAAGAATATGATGAGTTATGTAAAGGTGCTGATTATATTGTTGATGGTAATCCAGCAAATACATTAAATCAATCTGAAATTAAGTTAAGAAAGTTAAGTGGTCAAAAATGAAAAGTATAAAAGTTCCATTATCTAACCAAGGTTTAAATGATTTATTACAAAAAATAAATAATTTAAAAGATAATTTGAACCAAGCGACTAATGATAGCAAAAACGAATTAGCAGATTATGCTAGAAGTGAAATTGATAATAATTTGTCTGCTACTCAATTTAAAGATGGTAATGATGATGTATCTACTTTCAAGGAAAACCACGATAATAAGATAAAAGTTGGAATGAGAGGAAGTCAAGTTTTGTATGATGAATTTGGAACAGGTACACAAGGAGAAATGAGCCCACACCCATATAAAAGTCAATACCCATTGGCAGGATATAATACTGGTAGAAAAATAAGAAGAGCTAGTGTTAAAGTTAATGAAAATACAGGAATTCCAATAGGAACAAAATATTGGACTTATAAAGACAAAGATGGAGAAACTGTATATACAACTGGTATTCCTGCTGGAAAACAGGTATTTAACGCTGCAATGTCTTTAAGAAATAGAAAAAGTCAAATAATTAAGCAGAAAGTGAGTGATGTCTTATCGAAACTTTAATTCCACAATTAAAAAAAGACATAAAAGAAGAATTTAAAAAACCAATAAAATATGAAGATGTGATAAAACAAACTACTTTGACCTTAACTGACTTTCAAGACACAACGGTAAAAGGTGCTTATGATACAGTTCCTGAAATAAATTATCCATTAATTACAATTTTAGAAATTCAAAATACAGAAAATTCTAAATTTACTGATAATAATGGAGAACATGTTTCAGATTTATCTTATCAAATAGAATGTTGTAGTAGAAATACTACTGAATTAGAAGCCACTGAAAGTGCAATGTTGATGGGAAAGATTGTAAACAATCTTTTAACTGGACCAAACTATAAATTAAGTAGAGTTGGAACACCATCAATAGTACCAATGGTAGATGACAAAGATGTCATAAGATATATTTTAAGATATTCTTGTAGTATTGGTTTAGATACTAATACAATATATGCAAGAAGTTAAGAAGGAGGAATTTAAAATGGCTATTAATTTAAGTACAGCTGGTATTCATCTATATTATGCAGTAGAAGAAACAAAAGGAACTAGACCTACTGTAAAATCAGCCTACACAGATTTAGTAGGAGTTAAAAGTATTCCATCAATGAACCCTGCACCAGAAACACTAGAAACAACTGATTTAAATCAAACAGAATATAAAACATATATTGATGGTTTAAAAGATTTAGGAGGAGCTTTAGAGTTTACATTCAACTTAACACAAGAATTAGTTGAGATGTGGGATAGTTTAATGGAAAAATATGAAGCAGGTAAAGCCGCAGATAAAGCAACTTGGTTCTTAATTGATATACCCGGGCTAACAAATGGTTTATATTTTACAGGAAATCCATCAAGTATGGGAATTCCAGAAGCAGCAGTAAGTTCTGTATTAGAAATTACAAACTATATAACACCTACTGGAGCTCCAGAAGATGCAGCTAAACCAACAGCTGGATAAAATAAAATAAAAGAAAAGAGGTAAAAATATGAATAAGAAAATTGAATTTGAAGAAAATGGCGAAAAATATGTATTGGAATATAATAGAGAGAGTATCGAAATATTAGAAAAACAAGGTTTCAATGTCAACGAAATGACATCAAAGCCTATGAGTATGTTACCATTAGCTTTTCAAGGATTATTCTATAAAAATCATAAATATGTAAAAAAAGCTTTCATAGATGAATGTTATGATAGATTTAAAAATAAACAACAATTAATTGAAGTAATTGCTGAAATGATTATGGAAACTTATGAAAGTTTAACTGATGATGAGAATGTTGGCGATAAGGGAAACATAGATTGGAAGATAGTTGGGTAAAATCCAACAATGCAGAGCATATCTTCCTATATCAAAAGTTTCAAGAATTGTGTCCTTATTTTATGAGCATAGGAATGACATATGAACAATTTTGGCGAGAAGATGTTACAATGACTAAAATGTATCTTAAAGCCTATAAAGTTAAACTTGATAGAGAAATCGAAATGGACCAATGGAATATTTGGAAACAAGGCATGTATATATATGAGGCATTGTGTGATGTATCTCCTGTATTGCATGCCTTTTCTAAATCAGGAACGAAGCCTCTGCCATATCCTAAAGTTCCTTGGGGGATGGAAGAATATGAAAAGAAATTAGAAGAAAAAGAAAGAAATAAAGAGCCTACCGCACAAGAGGTCGAGAATGAAAGATTAAAAGCACAAATATTTTTCTCGAACTGGGCTAGAGCCACTAAAAAACAATTTCAAAAAGAAGGGTAGGTGGGAAATATGGAAACTACTATTGATGAAGTTAGTATTGAGATTGGTGCTAATTCCCAAAGTGCTAGTTCAAATTTAGAAATTTTAGCAAATAGTATAACAAAATTAACATCTGTTTTAAATTCTGGATTAAAAGGATTAAGTTCTTTTAGTACAAATTTAGCAAAAGTGAAAGAAATAACATCAGGATTTTCTATTGATACAACAGGTATAGAAAAAATACAAACTTCATTAAGTGGATTAACAGGTATTTCTAAAGCTACTAATTTAAGTTCAATGCTTACTCAATTACAAAAAATACCTGAAATTAGTAAAAATTTAAGTAGTACTGAAATATCTAATTTTACATCAAAAATAAAAGAATTGACAAATGCTTTATCTCCTTTAGCAACAGAGATGACAAAGGTTTCTACTGCTTTTTCTGCATTACCATCTAATGTTAGTAAAATTAATTCTGCTTTAAGTAGTACAACTAAAAATGCAAAACAATCATCTGGAGTTTTTTCTTCTGGATTATTTAGTGGAATATCAGGACTAGCAATTAAAGGTGGATTACTGATTGCTACAATGAAAAGATTAGGTAGTGTATTAGGAAGCTTTGTAAATGAAAGCAATGCTTACATAGAAAATATGAACTTATTTACTGTATCTATGGGAGAAGCAGCTCAAAAAGCTCAAGAATTTACTGATAAATTTTCAGCAGCATTAGGTGTAGACCCATCTAATGTTATGAGATATATGGGAATGTTCAATTCTTTAATTGAGGGATTTGGATTAACAAATGAAGCCGCTTATACTATGTCTAAAAATTTAACACAATTAAGCTATGACATGAGTTCTTTTTTGAATATACCAATTGACCAAGCGATGCAAAAAATAAAATCTGGTATTTCAGGAGAAATTGAACCAATGAGAGCAGTTGGTATTGCATTAGACCAAGCTACATTACAAGAAACTGCTTATACATTAGGTATAGACAAAAAAGTTGCTTCTATGACAAGAGCTCAAAAAACTGAATTATTATATTATCAAATAATGACTAAAACTACAAAAATGCAAGGAGATATGGCTAGAACACTTATAACACCAGCTAATGCCTTAAGAGTATTACAACAACAATTTACTCTTTTAGCAAGAGCAGTTGGTAATATATTTATTCCAATTCTATCAGCAGCAATACCATATATTATGTTAATAACACAAGCATTAACTACATTAGCTAATATGATTGCTAAATTCTTTGGATTTGCATTACCTAAAGTAGACTATTCAAATTTAAGTGATGGTCTTGGTGGAGTTTCTAGTGGTATTGGAGATATTGGAGGTTCTGCTAAAAAGACAAACAAAGAACTAGACAGAATGTTAAATAAATTTGATGAATTAAATGTAATTACATTTGATAAAGATAGTGGAGCTGGAGCAGGAGGAGGAGCTGGAGCAGGAGGAGTTGGCGGAAGTCTAGGAATTCCTTTACCAGATTATGATGCTTTAACTGGATTAGCTCAACAAAAACTAGAAAAAATAAAAAAACAAATTTCTAAATTTATTGATAAAATAAAAGGATTATGGGATAAAGTATCTCCTATTTTAAAGAAGTTTGAACCTTTATTAAAAGGAATAGGAGCAATGTTTTTAACTGCATTTGCTTGGGATTGGATTGCGAAATTTTTATCAAAATTTAAAACAATGAAAACAGTTGGAACTTTATTAACATCAATTATTGGAGCTGTGAAACTAGCAATAAGTGCTTTTTCAAGTGCTACAACAGTCACAGGAGGATTTGCAGCAGCAATTTCATCTTTATGGGGTTCTTTTAAAGGATATATGCAAGCATTAACTCCAATGCAAAAATTCAAAGTAAGTTTAGTTGCTATGGTTGGAGTATTTGTAACTACATATAGTGCAATAAAGGATTTTACAAAAGGAACATCAGATTTAGGAACTGTATTACTAAATGTAGTACCAATTATAACTGCGGCTGGAGTTGCAATGTATGCAATGTTAGGTCCTGTTGGATTAGTAATTACAGCTATAACAGCAGTAACTGCTGGAGTAGTTGCATATAATAAAGCACAAAAAGAAATGGCAGATGATAGAGCATTAGCAAGAATGTTTGATGGTCAAGGTCAATCAATGGAAGCAGTTATTAATTATTATACTAAATTAAACGATGAAACTTCAAAATATACAAACACTATAATAAGTGCTGGAGAAGATATAGATAGCAATAACGAAAAATTTGATGAAACAGCTGTAAGTATTGAAAATCTTTCTGCAAAAATGTCATCATTATTTTATAGTGCAACTGATAGTGATTTTGATAATATGAATAGTAATTTCCAACAACTTGGAGATATAGCACAAGAAAATTTAGCAAAAATGGTATCAGGAGTAATTACTAATATAAACCAATTAAAGAACCTTGGACAAATTGATGATGAAAACGCACAAAAAATGATTGATAATGCAATAAAAGTACAACAAGCACAAGGAAATAAAGTAGCTGATTTAGAATTCAAAATGACACAATTAAATACTGCATATAGAGATGGTAACAAGACACAAGAAGAGTATAGAAAAGAAGTTGCCGAATTATTACAAGAAATGGCTAAATTAAATAATGGAGTATCAGAGGCTGAAACTAAATTTAAAAAATTTTCAGATAATATGAACTCAACTACTTTAAAAATAAATTTAGAAAGTCCAGAAAAAGCAAAAAAATATATAGAAGAATTATCAGGAATATATGAAGAACAAGTAGAAAATATAAAGAATTCTAATACTCAAATAGAAAATTATTATGATAATTTAATTGCACAAGCCGAAGGAGATACTGCATTAGTAAAATCTCTTGAAGAAGATAAAACAAAGATGATGTCTGAAAATCAAAAGCATTTAGAAGAAATACAAGGAGATTATAAAGGAACTTGGTTAACTATTAGAGCTGAATTAGCAGCAAGTGGAGCAGATACTGCCAATGATATGAAAGATGTTGTAGACAGTGTAAATAAAAATCTTGAAGTAATTGGAGATGTTGATGTATCAGGAAAAGGTGGAGAAACTATTAAAGGATATGTTGATGAATTAATTTCAAGTAAAGATGTAAATCTTCCTAGAGCTATTACAGCACTAAAAAATGCAGGATATGATATAAAAACCAATTTTAACGATAGCTTACAATATTCAGATTTTGAAAAAGAAATATTAGATAATAATTGGTCTAGTTATGCAGAACTAAGTCCTGATGCAAAAGCAAAAGTAATTGACCATGTAAAAGAATATGGTCTTGAAATAAAGAACAAACAAGGAGAAAGTTTAGAATTAACAGCGGAAGAAAAGAAAACATTGGGAGATATGCTATATGACTTTAAAAGTGTTGCTCCATCAAAAAGAACAGCATTATTAGCTAAAATAATGGATTTTGGAGGAATTATAAAAGATACAGAAGGTCAATCAGTAGAGTTTACAGATGAAGAAATACAAGCAATACATGATGATTTGAACAATCCATTAGCAAGTGTTATACCAAGTAAGGAAGCTACTGATGCTTCAAAAAAATTAGCTGATAATATGACATCTACATTAATTGATGGAATATATAGAAAAGCTTATGATGTAAATAAAGCTGGTGTAGATACAGGAGATACTGCTGTAAAAGGAGTTACAACTTCTATTCAAGGTCATGCTCCAGAGGCAGCTAAAAGTGCTCAAACATTAACAACAAGTGTAAATAATAGTATGAAAAATAATATTAATACAACAGCAGCAGGAGAACAAGCAGTAAGTCAATTTGATAATGCAATGAACAGAGGAAAATGGGCAATTACAAATACTGCATCTAGTATTGGTTCTAGTGCTGGAAATAGTTTTTCAGATAGTTTAAAAGTAAATGATGGTTCTTTTAAAAGAAGTTTAAACAATGTATTTTCAAGAACTATGCATAATTTAAAATCAAGAAATAGTGGTCTTTTCTCAGCTTTAGGATTGGTATTACCTTCATTCAACTGGTTTGCTGATGGTGGTTTCCCAGAAACAGGTCAAATGTTTATCGCAAGAGAAGCAGGACCAGAACTTGTAGGAAATATAGGAAATAAAGCAGCAGTTGCAAACAATGACCAAATTGAAGCAGGTATTGCTAAAGCTGCATATCAAGGTGTAAGCCAAGCTATGCAAGAAAATAGAGGAAATGAAAGACAGCCAGTAAATGTTTACATTGGAAACAAAAAAGTTTACTCTGGATATGGACAATATGTTTCTAGTGAAAACAATATGTATGGTACAAATATAATAAAAGTATAGGAGGAGAATTATGAGTAATTTTAAAGGCTGGTATTTTAGGATTGGGAGTTGTTACTTTAATTCTCCTCTTCCTAAAAGAGATGGATTTGAAGTACAACCTCATTTAGTTCAAGTTACAGATGCTGGAAGAGTTGCAAGTGGAAAATTAATAATAAAAGAATTGCCACATAGACCTACAAAACTAATTATACAATTTCCAGTAATGACACCAGAACAATTTAGAACATATTATTCAGTATTAGATAATATGTATTTAAAAGTTGAATATTATAATGAAGATTATGATAGATATGAAACTGCAACAATGTATCACACAGATTTGACATATAAACCTACTACTTATGAAGGAAGAAGAATGATTGACTTCCAACAATTTAGTTTAATAGAACATTAGAAAGGAGGTAAAAATGTATCACTTAGAAACAAAAATAGAAAGTCAAGGAGAAAGTATAACATTAGAAAATACAGCAAGAGCAAAATTTACGAAATTCAGAATTGAGGGAAATAGCAAACAAGAAACAACAGAAGGATATAATTTATTAAATGTTCCAGCTGAATATCATATATCCAGTACAGACATAAATAAAATAGTCCCAATTTCACTTAAAGCAAATACAACATATACTATCCAAGCTGAAAAGATTATTAGTGATAATTCTGATGCAAAAGATTGTTTATTTCGTTTTAGATATAACAATGCAGATGTGAGCAATCCATATGCCAGAATACCTATTTCAACTTTAAAAACAACTTATACTCCACCTTCTGATATAGATACCGTCTGGATTTACAGTAGTACTGATTATAACGAAAGTACAATATCAAACACGACTTTTGAAAATTTAATGATTTATGAAGGCACAGAAGATAAACCTTACGAACCCTACACAGGAAGAAGACCATATCCATCTCCAGATTATCTAAGTGAGATTAGAAATGTTGGAGATAATATAAATATATTCAATAAAAACAATATTTCTATAACAAGTGGAGTAAAAACAGAAATTTTAGAGACAGGAATAAGATTAATAGATATTGCTCAAAGTAAATATGAATATGCAGGTAGTTCATTAGGCGGAAAGGAATTATTAAGTAAAAACATCACATGTTATTATGATGCCTTAAAAAATAAGAATATTTATTCAAATGTAAAACTTTTTTTTGGTACTGCTTCTAAACCAACATCTGGGGGATTGATACAAAAACAGACTGTAACATCTTCAATAACATGGAAAGTTCCTTCTGATTTCCCAAATGGCAGTGACCAAATTAGTATTTATTTATATATAAGTGGTGTAAATCCACCATCTTCAGGATACAGTGTTGATTTTACAAATTTAAAAGTAGAAATAGGAGACACTCCAACTGATTATAGTTCATACGGATTAGGTAATATAAGTACAGTTATTTCAAACAAGAATGCGTTTAACCTAAAGAGACTAATAGAAATGAGTTCAAAATACTCAAAAATAGAAAATGGATATAAATTTTTATCAACAGAAAAAATGTATTCTAAAGGAATTTCTTGCTTATATCCAATATCGTTACCTATTTCTATGAGTTATAAAATACAAAATTTAACAGGAACAGGATTTAGATTTAGGTTTTGGTTTGATAATGGAGAAACTGAAAGCCTTAATGCTTATAGTAGTGGAACTTCAAGTGAAGAAACTAACATAGTAATAAACAATTATACTAAATCTCGGTGCAAAACAAATTGTAAGAATAGGTATTGACTACTCTTTGGTAGGAGAATTTAATATATCTAATTTTATGATTAATGAAGGTACTCAAGTTTTAGATTATGTAGAGTATCAAGAAAAAAATATAAACTTTCCATTAACACAAAATCAAAAATTGATGAAAGGCGATTATCTAGCAGAAAATGGAATACATCATAAGAGGAAACAGATAGTGTTAGATGGAACGGAAAATTGGGTTACATTAACAACACAAAAAGGAGACAATACATCATATTTCTACTGTACAAAGACAGATATGAAAAAAGCAAGTTCAATAATATGTAATCAATTTAAAAATAGAGCAGTATGGTCTACTGATGTTGAAGGAATACAAAGTATTATAGACAACTTGATTAGACTAAGAATAAATACAAATAGAGCAAGTACAGTATCAGAGCTAAAAGCGTGGCTAGCAGCACAAAAAGAAAAAGGAACACCTGTTGTGATTGAATATGAATTAGCAGAAGAAGAAATAGAACCTTATACAGAAGAACAACAAGCAGTATATGATAAAATCAAAAAAACAGCACATTCATACGACGAACGAACATACATATTCAGCCCAGCTGAAATAAGTCCGATGTTTGATGTATCTGCTTACAAAAGAATATCAGAAGAATTTAAACAAAGGTTACTTAATGGAAAAATTACTAGAGCATATTTAAAAGTTTTAGCAACAAATACAAAACCAGAAATGATTATAGATGAAAATAATTATTTAAAAGATTGCACATTTGAAGAATTACGATATGTTCCTGATGAAGGTTTTATTGGAGGTACAGTTGCAAAAAGAGTGACAGGTAATTTTAACAATGTGGATAGCTCTTTTAGCATACAAGATAGAGAATTTGAATTGTATCTAGGTGTAGATTTAGAAGATAAAACTACTGAATATATAAAGTATGGAACTTTTATAGTACAAAAACCAGAAGATGACCAAGTAAATGATAACACTTCTTTTGAAGCACTAGATTATATGATAAAGCTAAATTTACCTTGGGTTGATAGAATGACATACCCTTGCACATTAAAAGAGTTATTTGATGACCTTGTGGCTCAATCAGGACTATCTACAAAAGTAACTTCATTTTTAAATCAAAATTTTATTGTAGAAAATAATCAATTTGAAGAAGGAACTACTAGAAGAGAAGTTTTAAAAGCAATAGCACAAATAGCTTTTAATTGGGCTAGAATAGATGAAGATAATGATATAGTTATGGATTTTGAGAAAAAAGATGAAGTTGCAGAAACATTAACTGCTGATAATTATTACAATTTAAAAAAACAAGATAAGTATGGTCCAATAAATGTAATTGTTTTAAGAAATAGTCAAGTAGAAGGAGAAAATGTAACATTAAAAGATGAATATAGTATAAATTATCCAATCGGAAAAAATTATTGTCCTGATATTGAAAAATGGGAATTAACTAATGGAGCTTATATAAAAGATGGATATATAGTATTACCTAATTCAAATTCACAAGCAAAAATTATTTTTATAAAACCAGAAGATGTTGACAATAAACTTTATTTGAATTACATAAGTAATTCTGATGAAAGCAATTATGGAACTCATATAAATATTGAGTATTTAGATGAAAACAAAAAATTAATAAAAAGCAATGGAAATGCACATATAAATCTTAATGGGGAAAATAATATAAAAGCCAATTTTGGCGGCAATGATGAATATGGAAACGTAATAAAAGAAGCTAAATATATTAGAATTATTTTTATAAGAGGAAGCACTTATACTCCACTACCATATAAAATTAAAAATGTAATGCTTAATAAAGCTGATATAAATTATGAACCATTTATTCCAAATGGAGAAACAGAACTTGTTATTTCTGATAATCCATTTGCTTATACTCAATCAAAGAGAGCAAAATTAATAGAAGCTGGAAAAATTTTGTTTGGATTGACTTATATTCCAATGTCAATGGATATGATAGGATATATGTATCTAAATTGCAAAGATAAAATAAAGGCAACAAATTTAAATAACGAAACATTTGAAACATATTTATTAAATCATACAATAGAATATACTGGTACAATTTCTGATAGTATGGAAGCTCCTGCTGCGACAAAGACAGAAACTAAATACCAATTTACTCCACAAATGATAGAAGCATTAAAACATACTGAATTATTGCTTGATAAAGCAAATCAAAGAATAACAGAAGTTATAGAAAAGCAAACTGATTTTAGTAATGAACTAACAAAACAAGAAACAAGTTTAAGTGGAATTTCTCAACAAGTATCAAAGATATATGATTTTAAGAAGTCAGTAAAAGGAATTGACGAAATAGTATTAGAAGATGCTTTACCAACAAACATATTAAAGTTTGAAGCTATTGCAAAAAATGTAGTAGGAATGTATCCAAAAAAAACACTTTATCCAAGTCCAAAATTATATCCTAAAAAAGGTGGAACTACATTAACATTAGTATTTGGTAGAACAAGTAGAGGTTCAATACCTAACCCTATATTACCTAAAAAAACACTTTATCCAAGTTCGAGATTATATCCTAGAGCTGATGGAAGTTATATAAGAGAATATAGTTTTTATATAGCTAATCCATTAAGAGAATATTTAGGAAAACACGACATATTCAGAGTTGAAAATGACACAGAAAAAGGTATAACTGTTGTCAAAGTAATAAGGTATGTAAAATATGAAAACGGACAATATGGTTTATATGACGAACCAATAGAAGAGATAATAGATGACACTCAACAATTACAATTATTTAAAGGCAACAACTTCGTTTACATTAAAGAATTTACAGATTGGGATATTTCAGCAGATTATATTTTTAACAATGAATTAAACAAGCAATATGCTCCAAGAGTTGAAACAAACGCAAATATAAAAACATTAAATAATGAAATAGAATTAAAAGTATCTGAAAAAGTAGGAAAAGATGAAGTAATAACAGCAATTAACTTAACACCTGAAAAAGCAAAAATAAAATCAAAGAACTTAGAACTTGAAGGAATTACAACAATTAACGGTGGATTTTCAATAGACGAAAAAGGAAATGCAAGTATAGCAAATAATACCGTAAAAATAAACGAAAAAGGTATTCAGTTGGCAGATGGTGCATCTTTAGTTGGTGGAGAAGGGTTATTAAGTAATTTACAATATCAAGGATTAAATTATTCATTTGGAGATTATACAATACAAGGTACATTTGGATATATGGGTTTCTGGATTGCAGACAATGGAGACAAAATAGAAATTCTAAAATCTTCTACAATAATAACGGCAGATATTCCTAGCAATTTTAAAATAAAGAAAGGAATAATTACATTAGTTCATAGACCAATAAATGCAGATTACCAAGTTTCTGCTAGTTCAAATTCAAAAGTAAACATTTGGGGAACAAGTAGAAATGTTGCTTTATATAAAGGTACATTGAACAAATATGTTGGAAGGGATACAACTTATGCTAATTATACTGAAAGTGATTTAGATTATTATTCAGAAATAAGCAATGCTTTTGGAGAAAATGGTTGGACGCCCCCAATTGCCACAAATACTTCTGATGCACAAATTGCTACAATACATTCAATTGATATATCGGATTACATAACATCAGGAGAAGTAAATAAATTTAAAATTCAAACAAAAATGAAAACGCCAACACCTGGAAGTGATTATTATTCATCAGAAATAAAAATAGCACCATATAATGGAACTGTTATAGCAACATTAAATATATATGGATTTATGAGTATGTAAAGGAGGAAAAAAATATGGCTATTAATTTAGACAATATTACAATAGATAGAATAGGGTGGAAAGATGACCCTGATACAAGTACTCCACTTGATAGTGGAAATTTAAAAGCAATGGAAAACAATGCAGAAGATGGAATAAACCAATTAAAATCAAACATACAAACAGCAGTTACAGAAATAGAAACAAAAATAAAAAAAAATATAATTACAGCATATAGTACAAAAAATCAAAAAGGGGTTAGTAATTCAACGACAGTTACTTTAACAGAAAGTATATCAGTAGGAGATAAATTAACATTACAAAATAATGCAATAGTAATAGGAAAAGGAATAAGCAAAGTAAAAGTTTCTGGTGTTATATATTTTGAAAATATAACAGATGCTCAGATTTATTTATTTCCAAAGATAATGCAAAATGATAACACCTTATTGGCACCAATTGTGAGTAAAGCAAGTAATCAATTTGAAGCAGTTGTATTTGCTGAAGCTTTGGTTGAAGTTATAGAAGGAGATAAGTTTACGCTAAATGTAGGTGATGTTAATAATTTAAAAGTAGATATAAAAGGAAACAGAAATGCTACATATTTAACAGTCGAAGTTGTTGAGTAGAAAATTTAATAGATACTAGACAAAAACAAAAAAAACAAGTATAATAAATATATATAATTTAATAGGAGAATTTCAAATGGATATTAATGAAAGAGTAGACCAATTAGACAACAGAATGTCTAAAATAGAAGAAAAAATTAATACTTCTATTCCTGAAATTCAATCTGGAATTCGAGAGATTAAAGTTTTATTACAAGAAAGACCAATTCAAGAGCAATTAAAAAATGATATTCTTGAAAAAGATATTTTAACTCTTGAAAACAGAGTGAAAAAAATTGAGGATAATCAAAGTTGGCTGTGGAAAACAGTTGCTGGAGCAATAATAACAGTAGTTGTAGGAGCAATAGTTTTTACAGTTAAAATGATGTAGAAGGTATTTATATGATGAATTTATTAGAAATATTTTTAGGTCAAATACCAGAAGCTATTTATTTTGCATTATTTATGATATTTGCAAAAGATTTAAAAGAGAAAAGAATATTATATATTTTATTAATGGTTATAGAATATTTATTATTGAAACATTTTATAAAATATAATATGTGGTTTCAAATATTATATACAGTAATGCAATTTGTAATATTGAAGATTTTATATAAAGAAAAATCACAAATAACAGATATATTCACATTTACAATAGCTAGTATAATATTAATATTATCTTGTTCAATTTTATATTTTATAATTTGGAAAACTATAAATAATTTTATTATATATGTGATTTTAAATAGACTTTTATTGATATTATTTTTGATAATATTTCATAATAAACTTTATAAAATCCAAAAATTATATAAGAGATTATGGAATAGAAATGATAAAAATAAAAATAAAATAAAATCCACAACTTTTAGAGCAATTAATGTCGTTATATTTAATATTATATTTTATATAATAAATTTAGGAATGTTATTTATGATATTTCAAAATGGAGGTGTTTAATATGGGTGGCTGGGATAGCTGGTTTTGGATTTTTGATGCAAAAGACGGAGAGTAAGATATGGAGAAATTTAAATATATTTTTAGTAGTTTAATTTTTAATATTGCAGAAACAATCCTAATTTTCTTGATAGGCAAACTATTATGTTTGCCTACCAATTATATTATAACAATTATGTTATGTTTTATGATAAGTAGAGGTTGTTTTGGAAAAGCATTACATTTTAAAACTTGGTATCGTTGTTTAGTTTGGAGCTCACTTATATTATTAAGTTTATTTTTAATTTTAAAAGTTGATTTAGTAATATCTATTTTATTTATCATATTTGCAGCATTTATAATGACTGGAAAATCTAATATAAATGATATGTATTTATGGAGTGGTAAGTCTAGTAAATATGATGCTTTAAAAGAATTTATATCATTTTCTCCTAATAATTCAATAATATTAGAACATGAGGAATATTGGAGAAAAAATTATATAATGCGATATAAAATTTTTAAATTATATTTTCGTGATAATAAAAGTTATGAAGAAATAAAACAAATAGAAGATTTACCAGACAATACAATAATTAAAAAAGAATGTGCAACAATTTATTCAATTTTAGAAAGACCTTTGAATTTGCCTCCAATTAATAAATAAATGGTATCAAAAAAAGATGCTATTTTTTTGTTATAAGAACCCTAACATTATAAAAAAATATATAATATAATATAAATAGAGTTAAGGTAATCGCCTATTATTATCTTTTCTCTGAAATAGGCAACAATTAAAACTGTTGTCTATTTTTTATTAGGTAAGAAAGGAGTTAGAGTATAAAATTGCATATAGGAATTCCCTTATAAAAAATGCAATCTCTAACTTCTTTTAATATATTTAAGGGGGAATAAATATGTTTAATTATAACAATAATCAATATGGACAAAATCAAATTCCAAGATACAATACTCAAGTAGTTTATGGACAAGTTCCACAACAAACTATACAACAATCAATACAACCAATTCCAACATATACACCACAACCAGTTCAACCTATAAATACAGTAATTCAAGGTTTACAAGGAAAATCAGTTGATAGTATAGATGTAGTAAAAGCAATGGATATTCCATTAGATGGAAGTATAAGTTATTTTCCAATAACAGATGGTACAGCAATAGTAACAAAACAATTACAAACTGATGGAAGTAGTAAAACAATAATCTATAAACCAATAGAAGGAGTAGAAGAAGCAAAACAAACTACATATATTACTTCGGAAGAACTAGAAAATAAAATGAAAGATTTTAGTGTGAAAGAAGTAAAAGATATAAAAGATGAATTAAAATTAATTAAAAGAGAAATTAGAGATATTAAAGACGATATTAAAGAAAAGTAGGTGGTAGATTATGAATTTTAATCCTATGCAAATAATGAATATGATGAAAAATAAAAGTCCACAGGAAATTATTATTTCTATAATAGGAAATCAAAATCCTATAATTAATAATTTGATGAAATTAGCGAAAAGTGGTAATAAATCAGAAATTGAAGATATAGCACGAAATATGTGTAAAGAAAAAGGAATAGATTTTGACAAAGAATTTCCAAGTTTTATGGAAAATTTTAAAAATCAAAAATGATAGTTATTGCAATAAACTATATATAAATAATAATATGAAAGGAGGAATAAACTATGAATTATGGAGAAGGTGGATTATCTGCTAGTGATGTAGCTTTATTGACAAACAATAGAAGTTCAAATGGTTCTGGAGATGGTTTCTTTGGAGATAATGGTGCATGGTTTATTATATTATTCTTAATCTTCGCAATCTTTGGTTGGGGAAGAAATGGATTTGGAAATGATAATGTAAATGGAGGAGGTGCTTGTAATATGGGATATGTACCTTATGGAATAGGAAATGCCTACACAGACGCCTCAATTCAAAGAGGATTTGATAATCAATCTATAATGAATAAATTAAATGGACTAGAAAATGGACTTTGTGATGGATTTTATGCAGTTAATACAAGTATATTAAATGGTGTAAATGGAATACAAAGTACATTATGCCAAGGATTTTCAGGAGTAAATAATGCTATAACAACAAATGGATATGAAACAAGATTAGGAACACAGGCTTTATCTGCCCAATTAGCAAATTGTTGTTGTGATATAGAAAAATCTATTTCTGATTGTTGTTGCAAAACACAAAGAGGAATTGACCAAGTAAATTATAATATGGCAATAAATACCAATGCATTACAACAAACAATGTGCAATAATACAAGAGATATATTGGAAAGCAATAATAACAATACAAGAGCTATATTAGATTTCTTAACAAACGATAAGATTTCTACATTACAATCAGAAAATCAAGCTCTTAAATTCCAAGCAAGTCAAACTGCTCAAAATGCATTTATAACTGCTAACCAAGAAGCTCAAACAGCTGAATTAATAAGAAGATTAGGAGCTGATTGCCCTCAACCTGCTTATGTAGTTCAACCACCAACACCTATTAATTTCCCAACAAATTGTTGTGGACAATTTACAGGATATAACTATAATAACTGTGGTTGCAACTCTTGTTGCTAATTAAATAAAGTGTTTCCACGCACTTAATAATGTGTGATTTATTAGAGGTAGTAAATCACTACCTCTATTTTCAAAAGGAGGAATTTAAATGTCAAATTGTATAAATCAAAATTGCAAATTATGCAGAAAAATAGTATTATCACAAGCAATTACATTTGATGCAGGAACAAATACTTTAATTGTAGATTTACCTGCACAAAATTATGGAAATAATTGCACATATTGTATAATACTAGCACAACCAATTCCTGATACAACAACCATTAACGCTCAAGTAGTATTTACAATAGGTGGAGTAACTACAACAACATATCAATTTTTAAATTGTGATTGCACACCTATTTTTGCAAGTCAAATAAGAACTAGAACAAGATACAAAACAAGAGTAAGTACAACAATGGGTACAGGAGTATTCAAGTATATTGGAAATTGCAAACTTCCTTGTAATGCAAGTATAGATGCACAAAGTATTCCTATACCAACAACTAATCCTACTACCAATACTCCCACTTAATTTAGGAGGTGTTTTAAATGGAAGAAATGGAAGAAATGGAAAAAGAAAAAATGCCAGAAGAAAACAACGCAAATAAAATGTTAAAGGAAAAGGTTGAAAATAAAATTCAAGAAATTTTAGTAAAAAAAGGTATTACTTCTGAAAATGTAGAATATTTAGGAAAATTGATGGATATTCATAAAGATTTAGAAGAAGAAGAATGTTTAAAAAAAAAGGAGGATATAGATATGAGATATAGCGAATATGATGAAGGAAACTATGGTAGAAGAGGAGTACTTGGCACAGGTAGAGGAAGATATAGAGAAGATATATATGGCAGACGAGGAGTAGCTGGAACTGGTCGTAGTAGATATAGAGGATATTATCCTATGGAAGAAATGATGGAACATTATGGCAATTATAGTGAAGCTAACGAAGAAAGTATGAGAGGAAACTATGGAGCAGAAGGCGAAATGGTTAAATCTGTTGAAGGAATAATGAAAAATATCTACGAAATAGTAGAAGAACTATCAGAAACAGAAGTTCCAGAAGTAGAACATATTATAAAAAAATATGCAAAAAAAATAAGCGAGATGTAATATATGTATAGATATTATAATGCTAATGTATTAGGAAAGAATATTGCAGATTGTACTATAAGAGCTATATCTTGTGCAACAAATAAGAGCTGGGATTATGTATATGAAAAATTAAGTGATATAGCTCAAAGTCAAGGTATGATGATGGACAATAGAGAATTTATAATAAAATATTTAGACCGAAAATATGAACGAATACCTTATGCAAGAGGTACAGTTGGCGAAATATCAAGAAAATACAGAAACAATATATTGTTAATAACTATGAAAGGTCATATAACTTGTTCAAAATATGGAAATATATATGATACATTTGATTGTTCAAATAGAATAGTTGAGTATGTATGGATAGTAGAATAATAATATGGGCAAAGAAGAAAATATAAACGATTATAACTTATTATTAGGATTATTACAAGTATATGATTTATTTCTTAACTTAAATCAAGTTAGCAATGATACTATTTTAAAGGAACTTCAAAATCAAGATAAAATATATCTTGAAAAAATAATAGAACAAAATAACGAAATAATTAAATTATTAAAGAAAAAATAAGGTATAGTAGGCTACCTTTTATGTGGTACATTGGACAAAAGAAGTCGCTTTGACTGCAAATCAAAGAGAACGCAGGGCAGTACTGCGATGTACCTCCAAATTTAATATTTATATTGACATATGTATTATATAATATTATAATAAATATAGGCTAAATAGAGAGTAGCTACTCTATTGAAAAGCAACCCAACTTGCCTGCCTATTTTTATTTTTTAGTTGGGAGAAAGTTGGGTATATATGAGTGGAAAATATCATCGTTTAAGTCTTGGAAAAGATGAAAATGGAAAAAGAATATTTATCGATGAACATCGTTTTATAATGGAAAATTTTTTAGGGAGAAAACTTAAAAGTAATGAAGTTGTCCATCATATAAATGGTAATAAAAGTGATAATAGAATTGAAAATTTACAATTAATGACTTTGGAAGAACATTCAAAATTGCATTCTAAAAATACTATTATAAGTAAAGAAACTAGACAAAAAATGATACAAAATCACTATAAAGGACCATCTAAAAATAGAAAATTAGATGATAAAATAATAATATCTATTGCAAATAATTATAAAATTGGAATGAGTTTAAGACAAATAGATAAAAAATATAATTTAGCAAATGGTACTTCGGGAAATATAATAAACGGAAGAACTTACAAAGATAAACAAGTTATAATAAAAAGAATATTGACAAGCTAAAAGATATTAATTATAATATATTTGTATGAACAATATTTGGCTGTTAAATTCATCAGAACAATAGAAAGTCTTGTTTTTTCAAGAAACTTCTATTGTTTTTTTATTTTATATGATATAATTATATTGCCAATCAAAAATTTTCTTAATATTTTTACCTTTTTATATTTTTTTATAGAATTAGATGTTTTTTATATCTAATTCTATTTTTTTTTGATATAATATATATGTATAAAAAATAAAAAGGAGGGATTGCAATGGAAAATTTATTACAAATTACTGCTATTGCAATACTTGCAGAGGCTGTTTGGGAAAATTTAAAAATGATTTGGCAAGATGGAAAAGTAAGTATTGATAGAATAGGAGCTTTAATTGTTAGCATAGTTATTTCGATGGCTACGCAATTAGATGTATTTGCAATATTAAATTTTGGCATTTCTATTCCATTTGTAGGTAGCTTTTTAACTGGAATTCTTATAAGTAGAGGTGCTAATTTTATTCATGATTTGTTAAATAAAATACAAACAATTTCTAATAGTTAGGAGGAAATAAAATGGATAATATAACAGAAGAAACAGTTGAATTTTCACAAGAATTATATGAAAAGAATATAAAAGAAAACACATTTGAAACTGAATACGAAGCAGGAGATTAATAAAAATATGGAAGAAATTTGGAAAGATATTAAAGGATATGAAAATATGTATCAAATAAGTAATTTTGGCAGAGTAAAATCGCTTCCTAGAAAATATGCTGGAACAAAAACTAGAATTTTAAAACCACATTTAGAAAAAGATGGATACTTAAGAGTTAAATTAAGTAAAAACAATAAATCTATATGTTGTAAAGTTCATAGATTAGTATGTGAAACATTTATAAAAAATTCTAATAATTTAGATACTGTAAATCATATAGATAAAAACAAACAAAATAATAATGTTATCAATTTAGAATGGATGTCTAATATTAACAATATACGATATTCACAAAATAAAAAAGTTGTTCAATATGATAAAAATTATAATCTTATAAAAGAATTTAATAGTATGATAGAAGCACAAAATGAATTAAAAATAAACAAATCAAATATATGTCAATGTTGTTTAGGTAAAAGAAAAACAGCAGGAGGTTATATTTGGAAATACAAAGATTAAAATAAATTTATTTTTTTATAAAAAGGAGGAAAAATATGCAAATAACTAATGTAACTTGTCCAAGTGCAAAATATCCTATAAAATGTCCTGATGTAACAGTAAAAGATGGAATATGCGTACATAATACGGCAAATGATGCTAGTGCTATGTCAGAAATATCATATATGATAGGTAGACCAGATAAAGTTTCATTCCATGTTGCTGCTGATGATGAAAGAATTGTAACAGGACTTCCATTTGATAGAAGTTGTTATGCAGCTGGAGATGGAAGATATGGAAAAGGAAATGCAAATAAAATTAATATAGAAATCTGTTATTCAAAATCAGGAGGAGAAAGATTTGAAAAATCAGAAGATAATGCAGCTGCTTATATTGCATATCTTTTAAGACAATATGGTTGGGGAATAGAAAAAGTATCAAAGCATCAAGATTATAGTGGAAAATATTGCCCACATAGAACTTTAGATATGGGCTGGGAAAGATTTTTAAATAAAATTAGGTATCATTTAGGAGAACAACAAAAACCAGTTCCAGAAATTAAAGATAAAGGAGGAAATTTAGAAATGGCAAGAGTATATCAAAATGGAAGCACCCCAGAAACTGTTTATGCAGATACTGCATTATCAAAAAAAATAGGTACTTTAAATCCATGGGAAAAAGCAGAATATCTTTCAATTGACAATAATAGACCTTTAGTAAGATATACAGTTGATGGAACTAATACTAAAAAATGTGGTTATGTATTATGGAAAGGTGGAGCAAAATAAAATGAGCCATTAGGCTCATTATATGCAGATTTAGTGTAATGGTAGCATATCGGTCTCCAAAACCGCTGGTAATGGTTCAAATCCATTAATCTGTGCCAATATTGACAAAAAATAAAAAATGAAATATAATAAAAATGATTAGCTCGCTAAATACATTTTTTACAAAAAGAACTAGAATATTTTTCTATTTCTTTTTGTTTATTAAATCTTCCATATACCAATCTATTAATTCAATTTTATCTTGTAAAAATGCAATTACTTCAACTTTATCTTCCCAATTTTCTTTTGTTATTTCTTGTTTTAAATTATAAATAATGTTATTATATATTCTATATCTATTAGAAGCTTCAATTAATTTTGAATTTATAATCATTTTTCTTCTTTCTTCTTCTTCTCTTTTTAGTTCTTGTTGTCTTTGCAATTCTATTAATCTTTTTTTGTTTAATCTTCCTCTAGTTTTCAAACCTAAATTAAAATCATAATTTATTTTTTCCATTGCTTCTTGGAAATTTAAATTAAAATATTGCTTAACAAATTCAATTAAATCTCCTGTTCTATTACAAGAAAAACAATAAAAACTTTTTTTATAAACTTTCATACTAGGAGAATTATCTTTATGAAAAGGACAATGACACATATATTTTTTTATTTCTATTCCATATTTATTTAGAATATCTTTCATATTCAATATATTTAATATTTCATCTTTCATTTTATACTTTCCTCTAATAATTTAATTTTATTTTTCTTTTCTTCAATTTCATCTTTTAATTTTAATATTTCTTGCTCTATTAAAAATTTTTTAATTCTTTTCTTAACTTCAATATTTATATTATATCTAATAAATATTCCATAATCATGAATTGTTTTTATAATTAAATCTTCATTTTTTAGCTTATTTTTAATTCTTCTAATTATAGTTAATAAAGGAGATTTGAAATAAACATAATCTTCTTCACTAGTATTATATATATACATTATTAATTCTTTATATGTGCAATTTCTATTTCTGTTTTTTATTAAAAATTGCATAAGTTTAAATTCATTTGGTGTCAATTTTATTTTTTTATTTCTTGTTACTAATTCTTGTGTATTTTCATCTAAAATCATTTATCTACCTTCTTCCACAAAGTTATCCACAACTATGTGGATAACTATTTTATTTCAAATAGTGTAGATATTTCAAAATCTGGATTAATTAATTTAGTTATTGCATAAGCTAAAGTTTTACTACAACCTTGTTTTTTATTTAAAATTCTTGATAATGTTTCTTGAGAACAGCCTATTTCTTTTGCCATTTCTACTTGTGAAATATCTTTATTAATAACAATACCATCTTTTATAAAATACATTTTATTCACTCCTTTCTATATCTTTATCTTAACATATTCTTGACATGAAGTCAATAAAAAAATAAAAAAAATAGCCAAATTTTCATTTGACTATTTAGCAATAAAAAACACCCTAATGTTTATATAAATATTTTGTAGGGTTTGGTTGCGAGAGTAGGACTTGAACCTACAACCTCTAGGGTATGAACCTAGCCATCTGCCATTGATAGTATCTCGCCAAATCCGTAGGTTGATTTTAGCTCAACCCACAAAGCTAAAAAGGGGATATTTCATTGTATATCCATAACTAGGTTTATGAATTATCCTAGCCTGCAATACGATAAAAAAGGTGGTCCTAAAATATCATATCACGATATTAGTTATATTTTAATAATATTTGTATGCTATTAATATAGCAAGACCATCAGAAAGAAAAAGTCCAACTATAACAAAAATTACAAAACCAATATATCATACTTATATTAAAATTTTTCCTAATATCCACCCCATAGACTACTTTCTATGGGCAAATCTATCTACAAAGATAGCCCTAATAAATTCCGCCAAGAATTCTATTATTGAAATTATAATAACACATTTTTATGTCTTTGTCAATAGTGGTATCAAAAATTATAAAATTTTATTTCCGTTTTTCCTATAAATTGTTTTTCTTGATTTAAACATATTGTTATGAAATTGAGTATCATCAACAATGTCATAAACTAATGGAGTTTTTTTACTTTCAAATTTTCTTTCAATTCTTCCTACTGATTGAATTATTGTTGCTTTATCTCTATGAGGACTTGCTAAAATTAATCTATCTAATCTAGGAATATCAAGACCTTCCTTGGCTAATCCGTATGTAGCAAATAATAAATTTTCTTTTCCATCTCTCATATCTTGTATATATTGTTCTCTTTGTGCTTTTTTCTTTTTAGATGTCATTGTTCCATCAATTCTAACACCATATCCTATATTTTCTTGTAAATATTTTAATTGAGTTAATCTATCTCCAAGAACTAAAGTATAATTATTTTTACATTCTTTTAAAATATCTAAAATAATTTCATTTCTTCTTTCATCTTCTCCTAAAATTGTTGTTAATTTTGCATAATCTATAGTTCCATCTGTTTTTTGAGCTTCTTCTGGAATTTTAAAATCAGTATATATAGGCTGAATTGTTGCTTTTATAGTTTTTTCAGCTACAACTTCTTTAGGTATTTCACATATTATTGGTCCAATTAAAGAAAAAAGAGCTTTTTCTGTACCTTTAATATTTCTAAATGGAGTAGCTGTTAAAGCATACTTGTATCTACAAGACAAAGCATTTATAACTTTATAAAACATTCCTAATTGTGCTGGAGTTCCACAAATTCTATGTCCTTCATCTACAATAATACAATCAAATTCATTTTTAAAACTAGATAAATCTAATTTTACTAATGTTTGTACTGTAGCAAATGTTATATGAGTTCCTATATCAATTTTTCCAGCTGCAATTTTTCCAAGACCAACATCTTCTAAATTACTTTTAGCCCTATCAAAACTTTGGTTTAGCAAGTCATAGGTATGCGTAATCCAAAGAGTTTTTAATCCTAATTCACTTATTAATTGTAATGCTGTTTGTGTTTTTCCACTTCCTGCTGGCATTACTATAACACCATTTTTAGATTTTAAAGCCATATCTTTTGCTTTTTTTTGATAAGAATATAAATTTATATTACTTTTATATTCTAGTTTTTTAGGTTCTATAAATCGCAAAGAATAATCTTCTTTAATTGGATATATTTTATATAAATCTTTAAGACAGCCAAAAGGTAAAATGTAATTTTCTTCTCTTTTTTCATACCAATAAAGCCTTCTAGGAATATTATATGTTGGAAAACCTAATCTTTCATTTTGAGCAAATTGTGGATTATCAATTTCTAAATTTTCTTTACAATATCTTTGTATTTCTTCACTTGGATTTTGTATTACTATTACATTATCTATTATAACCTTCATAAAAATTCTCCTGTTTTTAAATTTAATTTTGAAAATATCTTATCAACAGTCAGTCCGCTTTTTAGCTCTTTCTCTTATTGTGCTATAATTTATATTTAATATTTTACTCCATTCCATCATAGTATGAGTTTCTCCATTATAAGTTATATAATGATTATTTGTCTTATTATTTGCTTGTTCTTTCATTCTTACCCATCTACAATTATTAGGCTCATAATTTCCATTTACATTAATCCTATCAATACTTAATCCTTCTTTATATCCATTATTTATAGCCCAATTATAAAATGACATAAAATCATTTTTCCACTCTTCACATATTGTTATTCCTCTTCCACCATAATTTTTATATTTTTTATTATTCGGATTGTAACATCTGCATTTAATAGTTCCATATATACTATCAAGTTTACGATAAATTTTATTATTAGATAACCCATGTTTATAAGCACTATTTTCTTTACCTTTTTTTATTTTTGAGCAACCACAACTTTTAATTTTTCCAGATTTTAAATGATATGTTATTACTGTTGTAATATTTCCACATTCACATTTACATATCCATTTAATTCGATTATTTTTAGATTTTTCTACTTTTTTTATTACAGTTAATTTTCCAAATTTTTGACCTGTTAAATCAATAAAATTACTCATAAAATTCACTCCATTTTTCTTTGTATTTTTTTAAATCAATACTTTTATCTAAAAAATTTATTGAATTCATTGGAATAATGTAAACTTTGTTTTGCCATAAAATAGCTAAATAATAATTATCATTTCCACATGCTTTGAATTTTTCATAAGCCAATCTTTGATTTTCTTCTATTCGTAAAGTTGGAAATAATCCGTTTTTATTATTCAATGTTTTGCAATCAATTAAAATTGGTATATTATTTTTACAAACAAATAAATCTCCGTGGTTGACTTCCTGTATGAGATGCACCTTCTATAAAATGTACCCAATATCCTTTTTTTGATAAAAAATTAGCAAAATCTTTTTCAAATTTAGACCCTATTTTTTTATTTGAAATCATTTTATCCTCCTAATACAAGTACAACATTTAGACATCATGCTTCTATATTGTTTATTTTTTATTTTGCTTATTTCTGAATTACACATTCCTATAATTCCAGTTTCATCATACAATTTAAAATCTCTACAATTTCCACATTTATTTTTCATATTTACACTATATTCACATATACTCATTTGTTTCCTCCTAAAATCAAAAATAAGGCATTTTATATTTAAAGCCATAAACTTATATTACCTTTATATAATATTTTGTCTATGGCTATAAATTTTATGAAATTATGCTATTAGAATGGAAGCGGTTCATTATCGAAGTTATTAGTTGCAGGTGCTGAATTTTCAAATTGCAAATCATTTTGATTTTCTTTTTTACTATCTGCAAAAAAACATTGCTCTGCAATTACTTCTGTTGCATAATGTTTTTGCCCTTGGTCGTCTTCCCAATTTCTTGTTTGTATTCTTCCTTGTATTGCAACTTGCATACCTTTTTGAAAATATTTGCTACAAAATTCTCCAGTTTTTCCCCATGCTACAATATTTATAAAATCAGCAGTTGGTTGACCTTCTTTAGTAAATCTTCTATTTACTGCTAATGTAAAATTAGCAATTGCTGTATTATTTGTTTGAGTATATTTGATATCAGGGTCTTTTGTTAATCTTCCTATTAAATTTACGCAATTCATTATTTATCTTCTCCTTTTTTCTTTGTTGTTTTCTTTGTTGTTGTTTTCTTAGTTGTTTTTTTGGCTGTTTTTTTAGTTGATTTTTTAGTTGTTGTTTTTTTGATAGTTTCTTTTTTTGGCTCTTCTTTTGGTTCTTCTTTTGGTTCTTCTCTTTCAGGTTCTGCACTATCAGGTTCTGTTTTAGAAACTATTTCATATTTTTCTAATAATTCTTTATAATCTTTTTCTAATTTTTTGTTTTGTTTTTTTATTTTATCATTCATTTCATTTGCTATTTTTAATTCTGTTCTTAATCCTTCTTTTTCACTTTCTATTATATTTATTTTTTCATTCATATCTTCTATTTTTTCTTCTAAGCCTATTGTTTTATTTAAAGCATCATTTTTTCTTTTTCTGTAAGTTATAACTAATTCTTCTTCTTTTTTTAATTTTGATTTATAACTTCTAATAATGAAAATATTTAAGATTAAAAGTATTATTAAAATTGCTATAATTGTAATTAACATTGCTTTCCCTCCTTTCTATAAATCTCTATAATCTATGACAGATGTTAATTTTTTTGTGAATTTACAGTAATTGCATTTTTCACATCTATCAGGCGAGATTAATCCATTTTTTATATTATTTATTCTAGGTAAAATTTCTTTAATTATATCTAGCTGTTTTTCAAGTTCTTCATCTGGTATTCCTAAAATAGCTATATCTGGTTCATTTTCTTTTGTTACTGCTGCTATATAAAATGGTAATTTTTTTCCAGTATTTTGTCTAACTATCTCTTGATATAAAGCACCTTGTAATGTATATTTCCAATAGTCTACAAAATTTTCTTTTGTCTTAGTTTCATTATTCCAAATAGGTTCAAAATCCCTTACGCATTTCATATCAACAATAACTTTGTCAGGAAAATAACTATCAATTTTTATTTTAATTGGAACATTTGCAATTTCTCCTGTCATTATTGTCTGATGGTTTCCAGAGATATATTTCATAAATAATTCATCTCTTTCAATTCTATTTAATATATAATCTGCTTTGACATATTCTGATTTTAAACTTCCATCTTTTTTCAATATTTCTGGGTGTTTAGCTTTAAATATGTCTAAAGTTCCAGATACTGCTGCATCTACATAACTTCCAACTAAAAGAGCAGTTGAAGGTTCTTCTTCCCATTCTCCATTTATTTTAGCCATAGTTCTTGCTTCACAATCCATAAAGCTTTTTATTTGTGAACTTCCACAATATTTTTTTTCGTTTTCCATATCAAAATAATTTTCTTCATACAAATTATGATTATTCATTTTTATTTCTTTCCTCCATTCCTTTTAAAAATGGTTCTGCAAATTTTTGTTGAAATTTTAGCTTTTTTATTAAAAGTTTATCTAGTTTTTGTGTTCTTTTTAAATCATCTTTTTCTTTTTTTATTATTTCTTCTTGCTTTTTAAATTTTTCCATACCCTTTTTATATTCTTCATAGAACTCTCTAATGTCTTTTGACATAATTATCTCTCCTCTTTGTTTATTTTTAAAGAAACTGCTGAAACTTCATCATCATTAATATAAATTGTTTTAAAAGATGGAGAAATAGAAAAATCTATTCCTGATGGAGCTGCATATCCTCTTGCGATTGCTACTGCTTTTATAGCTTGATTTACTGCTCCAGCACCTACACATACTAATATTATTTCTTTATTTTCATTTGATACTCCTATAATAGCACCTGCTACTGAATTTGGATTTGATTTTGATGATACTTTAAATTTCATTTTTAATTCCTCCTATACCATATAAGCTTCTGATGGTGTTAATTTATTTCTAGTAATTCTAACTTTTTTACCATTTACTTTTTTTATTTTTGAGTTATTTTTATTTATCAAGTCGCAATATCCTTGAATACTATATTTTTCTATTTGTTTAGACCTCCAAGCTTTTCTTATCTTGTTGTTTTGTTGTCTTAATTTTAATTTATTTCTTTTAATTTGCCTTAAAACTGACATTTACTTTTCCTCCTTAAAATCTTTTTTTTTATTTTTCTACTGCCATATTTATTATGAAAAACATTTCATCAGGTGTAAAAATTCCATTCCTAATAAGCTGTTCAACCATACTTGCTATACAAGTTCCAATTTCTGCCTTTGTTCCTTGATAAATTTGTTTTGTATTTTCTGCACCTTTTTCTTTATAAATTCTTATAGAAAATTCTGAATTTGTATAATCATTCATTGCTTTCTTTATATCATTGTTATTTATCATTATAAACACCTACATTTCTGTAATAATTAATTCATTTGAATTAGTTGTTCGTGTAGCTATATATTGCAATCCAGCTTCTTTACATTTATTATATAATAATTGTCTATTACTGTCACTTAATTTTTCTACTCCATCAAGAAGTATTAGTTTCAAATTATTTGGTTTACTTAATGCTACATCAACACATAACATTAATTGTTCTCCTTCTGATAAATTTGAAATTGGTTTTCCATCTATCAAAGGTTTTCCGTTTTCAACAGTCAATCCTTTAACTGGAATAGTAGCTGTCTTTAAAATTTCTCCGTGGTAAATTTCTTGCAAGTTCTATTTTTCTAGTATATTCTTGTGATTGAATATTTAGTTCTTCAATTTGCTTTTCATATTCTTTCATTCTTTTATATTCATTTATATAAGATTTCATTTTTTCTGCTAAATCACATTCTGCTTGCATTTCTGTAATATCTACTGGAGTTTTTTGTGCAAATTCTTTAGCTCTTCCTATACTTTCATCTAAAGCAGCAATTTTCTTTTCATATTCTAAATTAGCAATTTTCTTTCTATCTTCTAAAGTATTGTTTAAGTTGTTTAATTTTTCTTTATCTGATTTTATTTGTTCCTCTAATCTAGCAATTTCTTTTTGTAAATTTTCTCTTTCAATAGATATATTTTTTTCCTCTGCTGAAATTGCTATTTGTCTTTCTGCTTCATAACCTTTTACTTTATTATCATAGTTAGCAATGAATTGTTTAGCTTCATTTATTCTAGCATTTTGTTCTTTTATTGTCATTAATTCTTTTATTTTTTCAGTTAAATTAAATTTTTCCCATTTTTCAGCATCATATTTTTCAGGTAATCCATCTGCTATATCAGAAATAAAAGCTCTATTATTTCTAATATCTCTATTAATATCTTGTCTAGCTTTATAATATTCTCCATCTTCTGATTGAATTTCGTTTAATACTTCTAATATATTTTGAGAATAATCTACACCTGATGGGATTTCCCCAAATTTTTCTTTAATCCAATTTAAATCCCAATCAAATTCAATTAAATCTAATATTATTCTATTTTGCTCTTGTTTTGACATTTGTGTAAATTCAACAGGATTTAATTGCATAGGAGTAAATATTTCTTTCAAAAAACTTTCAGGACTATTTATTTCTTTTTCATTTTGTTTGATTGATTTATAATCAGAGCTTTGTGTTCTTTTCTTTCTATTAATTGATAATCCTGTATCTGTTTCAATTAATATTTCTCCTTCACTTTCTCCTTTTTTTACAATATAATCTCTTTCGCTTGAATTTGTTAAAGCATATCTTATTGCATCTAATATTGATGTTTTTCCTTGACCATTTGAACCTGTAATTTCAATTGACTTTCCATCTAAATTTTGTTCCTTAATTCCAAATAAATTACTAATCTTAATTTTACTAATTTTCATTGTTATTTTTCTCCTTTATACATAAATTTTTTCTTTCTAATATAAACTCCATCATTAACCAAAAACATTTCTATCCATGGTTTTTCTTCTTCATCTAGTCCTAATTCTTTTCTAAATTCAATAGGAATTACAGCTCTTCCAAGTAAATCCATTCTTCTTGACAAACCTTTTGTATCTCCTAATTGTATATCAATATTTGGCATTTAAAATTCCTCCTTTCTTTGATAATGTAATGGTATCATTTTATTGATTTGATGTCAATACATTTTTGAAATATTTTACAAAACATCTTTCATTTCTCTTTTATGAGAACTACTATTGAATATATCTTCAATTTCTTCTGTTGTTTGAACTCCGTTTAATGCTTCTGGCACATAAACCCTAGCAAAAAATGAAGTAGCTCTATAAGATAACATTAGTTCTGGCATATTAAGCCATTTAGTATTGCTAGTCCAGCCTTCTGACCTTGCCATTTTCATATTAACTTCTGGTCCTTTTATTATTTCTCCTGTTTCTCTATCTATTCCTTGCATATAACAACCATAACTTTCTGTTCCTTTTTCTCCAACGAATATTAATTGAAGATTAGAATATTTATTGCTTTTTTCTATTAATGTTCTACAAAAACTTCCTGACCAACTTGTTTTTCCTTTTATAATATTTAAGTTTTGCATTACAGAAAATGGGTCTAATCCTAATTTTTGTGCCATTCCAATAGCAACTATAACATTTTCAGGTTTATTTTGATAAGTTTGTGGAATTATTGTAGATTTTGCTAATTGAGTTGCCATTCTCCAATTGTCTGAAAATTCTTGAATTGGAGTTGGAGCATTTTGTTTTGGTTGTATTACTTCTGGTTTATTTTCTTCTTGTTTATTTTCTTCTTGTTTATTTTCTTCTTTGTTTTCTGAAATATCAGATACTGATACTCCATCTTTTTGAAATTCTAAAACTTCTGGTTCTTTTACATTATTTTCTACCTTTTCCATATTAATTTACACCTTCTTCCTCTTTAATTTTTATTATTCCTTTAGAATATAATTTCAATATTTTTAATATTTGCTTTTCTCTTTCAGAAGAAAACTCTCTATATCCAAATCCTATACTTCCATCAAGATATATTTCTATTTGATTTTCTATGTCTACATAAAATGATAATTCTCCTGTAAGTTCACTAAATCTTTTTGAAAATCCTTCTTGTAATAATATAGATAAATCTATATCTGGATTAATTACTATTCCTTCCATTTGTTTTTAACTCCTTTCAATACTTTTTTTATAAAATTATATTTTTCTAATTCCCATTCAAATTTTCCTAACATTGAGCCATCTTTACATCTTACTAAATAAAATTTTTTATTTTTATTATAGATTTGATATTTTTCATTAGTGCTTTTGTCTAGCACATAATCTCCAATATTAAACATTTTATTTCTCCTTTTAAAGATATTATTTTTCATATTGTTTTAATCCTTTTAATCTCATTGCAACTTTCGCTAAAGTAATATTTCTTACTGTACTTTCTTTATTTTCTATATGACATAAAGTTTTATTAGAAATATCTAACATATTAGCAAGTTCTTTTTGACTTAAATTATTTTTTACTCTGTAATCTATTATCATTTTTGAAACTTCTTCAATTGTAATCATATGTATCACTCCCTTCTTTTGAATACATTGTACTACATTAAAATAAATTTGTCAACACTTTTTTATTTTTTTTTTATTATCAAATGAATAAATTGGTATTCCAGTTTTTTCATCATATCCTAATATATATTTTTTATCAATATAACTTTTATCGTGTTTTTTTATTTCTTTTTTTAATTTTCT